ACTGTGTTCTCTATGCATAGAAGTAATAAAAAACCACTCTACGATGATATACATCCTACACCTTTAGACCAATGGAGATTTACCAATGAGGTAGTTGCCCCTTATATTGGTTTGCCTAAGAAAGACAGTGTGCCTGAGATAGTGAAAGAACATGAAAAACTTGTTCGGGGGAAAAGAACTAAATTTATGGATCCAGATATGTCAAATTATTCGCACCGTGACAAACCTACATATTTCAATATCACTAAGAATATGGACCCATTTGCAACAGATCTATTTCATATTGATACAACTTCTACAGCAGTAACCAATACAAAAATGGCTTTACATAATTGGGACATAAGAGGATTCGACGAAAAACAGGAACCTAAATGGTTCGATTCTATGATTACCCGAATATTTAAATTGTAAGTTGTTGATCTAATTGGTTTTTATTCGGTTGACTCTCCCTAGTTTGGTATTATAATAGAACTATATTAACTTAACAAAGGTGAGCAGATGAGCAAAACAGTAGAAACAACAAGACAAATTGGACCAACCCAGGTCATTACAGCCTTAAAACATTGTATTGATCTTAAGAGACCATGCATGGTATGGGGTGCACCTGGTATTGGAAAATCCGACATTGTTAAACAAATTGGTGAGGTTGAAAAACGTGAAGTGATAGATATCAGACTTCCATTGTGGGAGCCAACAGATATTAAAGGTATTCCATTTTACAATTCAAAATCAAATTTAATGGAATGGGCACCACCAATTGAATTACCAAGTGATCCTAAGAGCACTGCAATTTTATTCTTAGATGAGATTAATGCGGCACCTCCGGCAGTACAGGCGGCGGCTTATCAACTTATATTGAACAGACAGGTTGGTGCTTACAAATTGCCAGAAGGTGTGTCGATTGTAGCGGCTGGTAACAGAGAGACAGACAGAGGCGTAACATTTAGAATGCCTGCTCCGTTGTCTAACAGATTTGTACACTTGGAAATGAAAGTTGATTTTGAAGATTGGTTTGAATGGGCAACTTTGAACAATATACATCCGGATGTGGTAGGATACATTACATTCACAAAACAAGATTTGTATGACTTCGATCCTAAAGGTTCTAGTAAGGCATTTGCTACTCCTAGAACTTGGTCGTTCGTGAGTCAATTACTTACAGAATCCCTGCCTGAGACATCACTCACCGATCTCGTAGCAGGTGCAGTAGGGGAAGGTTTGGCAATCAAATTTATGGCTCATCGTAAAATTGCGTCAGACCTTCCTAATCCTACAGACATACTAAGCGGTAAAGTAAAAGAGATGAAGAAGAAAACAGAAGTAAGTGGACAATATTCACTAGCAGTGAGTATGTGTTATGAACTTAAAGAGTCGGCCGATAAAAAAGACAAAGACTTTGACAAGAAAGCAGACTGCTTCTTAAACTTTATGATGGACAACTTTGACACTGAACTAACAGTGATGGGTGCCAAGATTGCTTTATCCACTTATAAACTGCCAATGAAGCCTAGTAAATTAAAATCCTTTACTAAGTTCCACAAACAATTTGGAAAGTATGTTGTAGCGAGTATGGAAAATGCATAAGTCAGCAGTAGAAGAAAAACTGGTCACAGCCAGAATATCATTGTTGTTAAAGAAACCTTTCTTTGGCAACATGGCTACAAGGTTGGTATTGAAAGAAACTCCAGGATTGCCAACTGCGGCCACTGATGGAAAACATTTATATTACAATGCAGACTTTATCAATCAACTAGATGTAAAACAAGTTGAGTTTTTGATCTGTCATGAAGTGCTTCATGTTGCATTTGAACACATGCTAAGAAGAGGTGAACGAGATCCACAAGGATGGAATGTTGCGGCAGATTATGCAATCAACACTCTGATCATTAATGAAAATATTGGCAGACCACCCACAGGCGATTTGGCTCCATTATATGATCCACAGTATGACGGCCTAAGTGCAGAACAAATTTATGAAAAATTAAGTGATCACCAAAAACAACAAAAAACTTTAGATGTACATCTTGACCTAGATAAGGGTGAAGCAACCATTGAAAACAAAGACGGAACAAAACAAACTATCAAAATCGGCGAAGGCATGAGTAAGGCTGAACAAGATCAACTGAAAGATGAAATAAAAAACAGTCTGATACAATCGGCCAAGGCGGCTGAATCATCTGGTGCTGGTAATGTTCCTGTAGGACTTGAAAGATTGATAACAGATATTACTGCTCCAAAACTAGACTGGAGACAGATGCTTAGAACTTCTATCAAAAGTCAGATCAAAAACAATTATACATGGACACGACCATCTAGAAAAATGTATTCCACAAATGCAGTATTACCTGGACTAGATGTAGACAATGAACTTGACGTTCATGTTGCTATAGACACATCAGGATCAATTGACAACAAGATGTTGCAAGATTTCTTAGGTGAGATAAATGGGATCAAAGATGAATTTGATGATTACAAAATCAGAGTATGGTGTTTTGATACAGACGTACATGCTGATGAAACATTTGAAACATGGGATGGCAAAGAACTTGAAGATTACCAACCCGCTGGATATGGTGGTACTGACATTTCAGTAAATTGGAAATACATGCAAGATGAAGAAATACGTCCATCCATGTTAGTGGTTTTTACAGATGGTGAAACTTGGGACCAATGGGGTGATCCAGATCATTGTGATACACTTTGGGTTATACACAGTGGAGATCATGTAAAACCACCTTTTGGACAAACCGTTTATTATTCTTGACAATCACTCCTTAGATAAATTATAATGTACATATATTATAATATAAGGAGACTTTATGTCAGAAGAAACACAAACAGAAGCAACTGTTCCGCAAGATGGTACAGTTACTACTCCACAAGCAGAGGCGCCAGCACTGACTGTGGCAGACTTGAGAAACTTAAGAACTATTATTGATATCTCATCGCAACGAGGTGCATTCAAAGGTGCTGAACTAGGTACTATTGGATCAGTCTTTGATAAGTTAGATGCTTTCTTAAAATCAGTTGATGCCAAAGAAGAGGCACAAAAACAAGCAGAAGCACCAGCAGAAACAACTGCAGAGGAGAAATCATGAAACACATAGGACAATTAAAATCCACTGGAAGTAAAGTGATTATTATCAATAGAACTTTACCAGGTGATCCAATGTCTTCATTAGTGATCGATAAGGATGCACTCAGACCATTCGAAGAGGATCAAGTGATGGGGTTATTGGAATCCAATGATGGGCAAAACGCATTTGAGTTTGCACACATACTAGGAAGAATGAGAATGCCATTAGAAGATTCATTAGATCCAAATGAAGCATCAGCGGCCAACTCTATACAGGGAATTTCAGTACTTGAACATTTGCACAACAAAGGATTGTTGATTAAACAATCAACTGAAAATGTGTTAGTGACAGAAGAAGGTGCTGATGCAATTCAATTGGACAAATTAAACGAATTGATTGCAGAACAAAAGGGTGTTAGAGTAGAAGGTCTTGCAATACAGGCTGACACAAACGAACAAGGTGATTCTAGAAAAACAGAAGCAAAATTGATGATCAATAGAGCAAACAAACTAGAAGAACAAATGTTGGCTATGAGGGAAAGAGCATATGAACTTGATCCTGAACTAAGACCTAAAAAAGGACGACCTAAGAAGTCCGCGGAATAATCCGTAATGAAGATCCTTATATTTGGTGGTGCTGGATTTATCGGGCACCACCTAGTAAACTATTTGCAAAAGGATCACCAGATTTGTGTATACGATAATTTCACTTTATTTGGTATTGAAAACGAAACTATCAAACAAAAGATTATAAGTTCAAGAATTCAAAATTGGAACAATGTCAATACTATTAATGGATCAATACTTGAGCGAAGCAAAATCGATTCATTGTATGCAGACTTTCAACCAGACGTTGTAATAAATCTTGCATCATATCCAAGAGTAAGTTTAGTTGAACAATATCCAACTGTGGCCTCAGAAACAATGATCACAGGATTAGTAAACACTTTTTCTTACAAGCCAAAAAAATACATCTTGTTCAGCAGTTCAAATGTTTATGGAAACTATCAAGACGATGCAGATGAAAACAGTTTGTGTTCGCCTATAAATCTGTATGGCAGTCTAAAACTGACACAAGAAAAACTGTTAAAAGCAATTACAAGAGATAGTGTTGATTATGTTATTTTCAGACCAATTTGCGTGTTTGGAGATTATGATATTGCTGATAGACTTATGCCTAAATTTATAAAGTCTGCATTACAAGATCAAGATATATTTTATGCACAAGATTCTACAACAGACATCACATATGTAAAAGACCTTATTGAAGCGGTGAATCTTACATTGAAAGATACTGTAAAAAATGAAACTTTCAATATCAGTAGTGAACAAACATTTACTATAAAAAAAATTGCAGAGTCTGTGGTTGCTTTTTACAACAGTAAAAGCAAAGTATTGCCTGTAAACAGAGAAAAATATTTTCCTAATCGTGGAGCATTAAATATATCAAAACTGAAATCAATTGGTTATTCTAGTAAGTTTGATTTGAAAGAAGCATTAGAAGACATTGATCACGAGACAATATTATGAAGTTACCTATAGAGTTTACAGATTTACAATCACAGTATCAAGAGTGCAAACATGATATTGATCAAGCAGTGCAAGAAGTGTTAGACACAAACAATTTTATTACTGGCAATGCAGTGTTTGGAACCACAACAGGATATCGAGACACATTAGAACAAATGATCATGGACTACATAGGTTGTGAATCAGTTGCATCATGTGGCAGTGGTACAATGGCATTGATAATTGCTTTGAAGGCCTGTGGCATTGGCCCAGGTGATGAAGTTATAGTTCCTAGTCATACATTTGTCAGTACTCCAGAATCTATTGCAGTGGTTGGTGCAAAACCTGTGTTTGTTGACATCGATGACTACTATCACATAGACATAGACAAAATTGAACATGCTATCACTGATAAAACAAAAGCAATTCTGTTTGTAGACATATATGGACAATCACCAGACATAAACAAGATTATCGAAATAAAAAACAAACACAATTTGTATTTGATTGAAGATGCCGCTCAGGCATTTGGTTCAGACTATTTAGGAACCAAGTTAGGCGCTGTACAAGGAGTCGACCTTGCTTGTGTAAGTTTCAATCCGGTAAAAAATTTAGGGGCCATTGGAGATGCTGGTTGTGTAATGGGCAGAAAAGATTTAATCGAAGAATGCAAAATGTATAGAGATCATGGAAGACGTGTTAGATTCGAATATGAAAAAATTGGTTACAACACAAGGATTGATAATATTCAAGCGGCTGTGTTGTGTGCAAAACTTCCTTATCTGGATAAATGGATGGATAAGAAACAAGAAATTTGTAGAAAATATAATGATGCATTCAAAGATGTCAAAGGCATAATAAAAACGTTGCCAGAAGTTCCATGGAGCAAGATGACATTCTACGTTTATAATATCCAAGTAGAAAGACGTGACGAATTAATGCAATGGCTCAAGGATCAAGAAATTTACACAAACATACACTTTAGACATCCTTGTCATGTGTTTGAGCCTTACCATAATGGCGTACGGCATCCTTTACCTATCACTGAGCAAGTGAGCAAACACATTGTGAGTTTGCCTTCAAGTCAACACCTCGACACAGATCAACAGGATTATATAATACAAAAGGTTAAGGAATTCTATCACAATGAGATTAGGGTATAAACATACCAAAGGCGAAGATCAAGCAAACAAATACTGGAACAACACAATATTACCGTTGTTAAACAATGGTTCTTTGTCACATGCAGTAAACAACACTTACAAATATCCTAATCGTATAGGTTTGTATCCAGGCCTTAACTGTCAATTCTTTTGTACCTTTTGCGGAAGAAACTATGATGCAAAGTATGAACGATCAATTGCGGATGACAGTTTAGATGTTTTCAAAAGTATCATTGATCAAGATCCTAAGTCAGACGAAAATTGGCAAGACCGATTCCGAATAAGTGGAGGATTAGAACCTTTGACAAATCCTCATATAGGAGAGATTATACGTTACGGAAATTCAAAAGGCTTTAAAATGCAACTGTACACTAACGGTTATGCATTAACCGAAAACTTTATAGATAAGCAGATTGGTCTGCTAGACCTAGAAGTGATGCGTGTAAGTCTCTATGGATATGATGATCAAAGTTATTATTCAGTCACAAAAAACAATAAGTCACACAAAATGGTTTTAAAAAACTTACAGAATTTTTGTAAACGTATGTCAGAGTCAGACAAACCTTTACGACTAGGAGTCAACTGGATTATACTACCCGGTCATAGCAATGATTTAAAAAAAGTTTTCCGTATGATCAAACAAATTAATGCAGTCAGTGACTTCAAAATATCATTCATCACACTACGTGAAGATTTCAGCCAAAGTAACAATTATATTTCCAATGTTGAAAGAAGTACTCTACACAATATATTTTTAGAAGTTGAAGAAGAATGTGCAAATGACGATGACATGAAACATCTACACATTGATTATGGTTACGCACTACATCCTGTAAGACATGGATTAATCGACGGGCCAATCAAAATGGCAAACTATGAACAAATGGATGGATATGGGTTCCCGCAAGTTGCGTCTGCTGTAGACAGTCTGGGCAATCAATATGTGTATCATGAAAGTGGATTCCTTGACAGGCCAGGCAGTGATAGATATATCATTGGAAACGTCAAACAAGATTCGATTGAAGATATTGTTAAAAGACATTTGTCTGGGCCTGGAATAAAACCACGACCTTTTGATGTAGGATTTTTGGATGCATTTGATCACACCATAACATTATTAGTGGATGAAGCCAAAAATGCAGGCAATAGTTGGTTGGAAAAACTAGAACTTAAATGGAAACCTTATTGAACTGATTCTTCAGCCATTCAAAATCATAACTTAATTTAATATCTTGTCCACTGTCAAAAAACTTTTGACCATCATTGGCTCCTTGTAATACCCACTCGCTATTTTCACCTTCTGCCACTGTGCACCAAATGTGCAATCTTTCTTGTGTAATTTTGTCAGGTTTTTGGCTATTAAAGTAATTCAGTTTGACCACTTCACGGAAAGCAGTCCTCCATGCCAACCATGGATCTTGATTGAACAGCATTGTAGTACTCATAATGTCTTCAAAATCATGTGCCTTAGACATTGTGAAGTCGATTCCAGGATCTGTTGTTTCTAGCACTAATTTTTTATTGTACAGAATAATTCCTTCATGACCATATTTTAATCCATTCACTGGATTGTAACTGTTGAAAATCCAATGGCAGGGATTGTGCAATCTATCAACTTGGTATTCAAAATCAAAGTCAGGATGAATATCTAACTTAGGGAACACAGCAAAAAAATAATCAGTGTTTGATATTTCTGCCGCTTTGTGATAAGCCTGTGTTTGGCCTTTTATTCCATGCACCCTTTTGGCCCTTGGATATTTTTTAGTGAGTTGTTTGTATTTTTCGTCAGCCATTGGTTCATCATATGATATAAAAATTATGTCATTAGGTTGTGTTGATATATCATGTTGATGCGTATCAATGGCAGGATAATCATACACTTGATCAATTACAAATGATTTTGCTTCACGTGGTACCAACAACATTTGCTTATGTGTGCCAAAACAATCGATGTTGACTTCATCCCATCTTGCAGGATAATAGTTTGGCAATTTTTGTTGTTGCACACTGTCTTCTACAAACCATTCATAATGATGTGTGAATGTGTGTTGTTGTATCTTCTCGGCGGCACCTTGGCCCAATGAATACGTATTCACTGGAAGATCATAATAATTCAAATCAGATGTATGATATTTTATTGTATCGAACCATTCTAATTTTTGCAAGGTGTCCATTTGCTTTTTGAACTCAGCAAGTGGCACCCACATCACGTATCCATATTCAGATTGTTCATTATGAAACACATGAATATATTTTGATTCCCAGTCAGCAGGATGCCATTTGTAATCAAAATTAGCATCATCCACAATAGAAGCTGTAATCCAAATGTTTCTTTCGTCACTGTTATTTGCTATTCGTTTTATAAAATTAAACAAGTTTGAAAACAATCTTGTGCCTTCGTCGTCAGGTATCATGTTAGAACATCTGTGTATAGTGCCTGTGGTTTTGCGTACAACTTTATTTTCATGAAACTGTTGTCTACAATCGTTTGGGTCCAACGCTTTGTTGATCAAATATGTACCAGAAGTTTCTGAAAACTGATCTCCAAACACATGTACAAATTTGCGTTGTGCTGTTTCAGGATGCCATGTAAAATCAAAATCTGAGTAATCATTTTCTTTGCTAGTTAACCAATACCATTCAGTGTTAGATTCTGCATGATGATTTAATTCTCCATCATATTCTATAATATCAAATTTTGCGGTTCTGACAACAGTGTCAGGGTGATATTGCCATCTGATATTGGTAATATCATGACTTTTGTGTACCAAATATGTATTGGAATCATCTGCGTGTTGATCACCAAAACAATGCACATATTTGGTTTGCCAACTCTCTGGATGCCATGTAAAATCGAAGTCAGTATAGTCATTTTCATCGGAGATGATCCAGTACCAGTCAGTGTCCGAATTCACCGTCTTAAGACCGCTTATTTTGAATCTATTCCATGGTTTAACACGGTGGAAAGCATGATTATGATACTCTACTTTGACGTTATCCAAATCGCAGTCTTTTGGTACTAGATAGGTGTTTGCATCGTCAGAATGTTGATCTCCAAAGCAGTGAACATACCTGCCCTTCCATGATTCTGGATGCCATTTGAAATCAAAATTTTGGTAATCATTTGCATCATCAACAATCCAATACCAATCCTGTTTGGTGTCGCATTTCTGCAATCCTTTGACATGAAACTGTTCAAATGATTCTGTACGGGTAATAGCATTTGGATGGTACTGTATTCTGGCGTTGTTTATGTCAGTGTCGCGATGTACAAGGTATGTGCCAGCATCATCTGAGTATTGATCTCCAAAGCAATGAACATACTTGCTTTGCCATTCATCTGGATGCCAAGTAAAATCAAAATCAGAGTAATCATTACCATCGCTGGTTATCCAGTAGTATTCATCCTCAGTGTCACAGTTCTGAAGTTTTATACCATGAAACCTTTGAAACGGTTTGTGACATGTCACAGTTTTAGGATGATAATATTTCCTTGCGTTAGCAAAGTCTACTTCATCTGCAACATAATATGTGCGTGAATCATCAGCATGTTGATCGCCAAAACAATGCACATATTTTTCTTCCCATGGTTCTGGATGCCATGTAAAATTAAATCCAGCATATGAATTCCTGTCATCAGTTTTCCAATGGAGGTGATTGTATCCAGTGCGTTTAATAACAAAGTTGTGATATTTGTATTCTATGTTTGCCAGATCACAATCTTTATGAATAATGTAAGTGCCACCATGTGTGCAGTGTTGATCAGGAAACACATGAACAAAATTTTTCTCCCATAGTGCAGGATGCCATGTAAAATCAAAATCAACATAATCATTAAATGGATTTGTCACCCAATACCATTCAGTAGATGTTTCTGATTGAAAGTCTATTTTATGTGTATCAGTAAAAACATCAAATGCTTGATTTCTTATTACTGTTTGCGATACAAATTTAAAGTCTGTTTGATTATCGTGATTGATGTGCACCAGATATGTTCCACCATGCACAGAGTGTTGATCTCCAAAAGCATGAATGAATTGTTTCTCCCAATCAGGCGGATCATAATCAAAATTAAAATTAGAATAATCTACTCGGCTGTCTGTGAGCCAGTACCATTCTGTGTTGGATTTATGTTGTGTGATTTGTCCTTCAAATGCATATCTATCATACATGTCACGAGCAAACCTTTACGCCATATTTTTCTTCGAAGCGATCAGCATCTTCTCTTGTGTTCACCATCGGCTCACCACGAATGTTTAGTGACGTATTCAGCAACATAGGACAACCTGTTTTTGCATACCAAGCTTCTAACAATGCTCTGAATCCTGTTGAATCATTTTTGCCCACTGTTTGTACTCTGCTGGTACCATCCACATGAATGATTGCTGGATACAGTTCTGGCTTCAAACATTCGCCTACAAACTGCATATGAGGTGAATGACTGGTACACATCTTGAAGTTGTGTTGAACATGTTCTTCCAGTATTGCCGGAGCAAAAGGCCTGAACTTTTGTCTGCGTTTTATGGCATTCACTTGATCCTTAATTTCAGGACCTCTAGGGTCTGCTAACAATGATCTGTGCCCTAAAGCACGTGGTCCAAATTCAGCACGACCAGACGCTACTCCCACTATCTTTTTGGTGTCTAATTCGTGCAATAACGCCTCTACAGGGTATGGATTATCAATATTGGTGCCAATGTACGGCCCCGGCCAATTGACATGTGATCCACGATGTGCAAGTGCGGCTCCGAGTGAAGATCCACAATCTCCTGGATTGGGCATTATCCACACATTTTCAAAGTAGTAATGCAACAAATGATTGGCCACACAGTTCAGGGCAACACCTCCCATAAAAACCACATTGTTCATTCTTGTCCATGTGTAGGCAGTACACATCAATTGGTCAATACATTCTTCTGTGACTTGCTGTATTGAAGCCGCAATATCCTCCACTTTAGCATCTGGCATCCAGTTGCCTATTCCTTTGTGTACATTTTTCTTTAAATGAAAATGTGTAGGATTTACAAATTCTTGTTTTATTTGATGTGCATACTTGGGTTTGCCCCAACCTGCCATGCCCATTGTTATATACTCTTCGTCCATGGGTTTCAATCCGCATCTTTGAGTAAATGCTGAGTACAATAATCCTAGTGAGTGCGGATAAGACCATGACGCAAGTCTTTTAAGTTTATTTCCTTTTGCTTCCCATATAGTAATGCATTCAAACTCTCCAATAGCATCTGCTACCACAATTACTGCTTCTTTGAATGGTGATGTAAAATATCCTGCTGTTGCATGAGTGTAATGATGATCATACAGTTCGACTGGTGCTGTGATACCAAACTGTTTCATGTATTTGCTTGGGTGCTGATCAAAAGAAGAATACCTCCATTCACCAGTCCATAATTTCCTAATGTTTTTCTTCCATGGCTTTTCATACCATGCTACCACATCTGGCTTGCCCCAAGTGAGTGCTTCATTAACAATATCTTGATTTAATAATTTGTCATGTTTTACTCCTGAATATCTTTCTGCGTGAGCACCAAATACAACTTCACCATCTTTAACAACACTTAATCCTGCATCGTGAAAGTGAGCAGATGCTCCCCAAACTACTCCCATGTTCTTGTATCTCCAAATGCACTGTCCGGCACACCCATTTCTTTTGCCATGGGTATCCATGTTTGATTTACATAATGCTTATAGTTGTATTCCAAAATGCTATTCATTTCTGCTTTCATTTCCTTTACATTGTATTGTACACTAATCCAATCTACAATGTCTAATATTTTTTCCAGTCTTTGTCTGTGTGAATATTTGTCATAATCTTCTGACCACCAATTGTCAAATGTTTTAAAACCAATCTCTTTTAGTTTTCCAAGTGTGCCTTTACCGGCCATTAATAAAAATGGCGTTTTGAAAATGATGGGCCTCAAAGTTTTTTCTGTGGTAAAGCAAGTGTCTAGGTCTGTTTCACTTACAATATCAACAAACATATTTTTGTAATAATAGTGTAATGGAGCAACTTGTCTGGGCCATTCATAAAAATCATCTTTACTTGGCGTTTCGTATGTATTTTTTTGTGGTAATGTGTCTGCCACTTCTCTTGCTCTTCCTATTAGTTTGCCTTTATCAAGATGTATTGGAATGTAATTTTTCAATCTAGCAAAAAATTTGTCGTCAAAGTCCCAACCATTCCATATAGAGTACCACATGTCGTTTTGGTATTTTTCTAACATCACATGCATGGCCAATCTATCTGGTGATGCTCTACCTATAAAATGACCAAAAGTTTTAAACAGTCTGTCTGTCACATCTGGTTCAGAGGTTGGTTTGTATACATCTAACCATTTGTCATTGACCAAAGGCATTGTGTTGCAAGGATATGATGCAAACATGTCAGATATGTACAAAGTCAATTTATTCATCTCAATCCCACACTCTCCGGCAACACTTTCAATCACTGGCCATGCACCATTGGCATACAATCCATAACCTTCATTAGTAAAATCTATAACAGGATCAAATCCTTGTTTATTGCATCTGACAAAGTAGGCACGTAGGTCATCTTGGAGAGACGGAAATGTTTCGTGTAAGTTTATGTGCCCTGATGCGTTGAGATCGTAACATTCTGTTACTGGGTCTACAATCATAATAGTTGTCCTTTGCCATCGTGCCAAAATTGTACATCAAATTTGTCTAAGTGTTCCAGCCAACCTTTTGTTAGCAGATGCTGAAAATTATGTTCAACAGTGTCCTGCATTTCAAGGTTCCATTCTGATAACTCTTTGTAGCTCATTTTTCCAATTTGAATAATTCTTTTTAGCACACGATCATATCGTGACCTTCCATTTGCTTCATCGTAACGCTCATCGAACCAATCATCAAAAGTTTTGAATCCTAGTATGCGTAAGTTTTTCATAAAGTTTCTACCACACATAGTAATAAATGGTTTTTTGAACAAGATTGGCCTAATAGTTTTTTCAGTTATAAAAAAATTGTTATCATGTATATCTGTTTCATGCACAATCTCAACAAATGCATTGGTATACATATGCTTTAATCCTAACATGTTGTTAGGAAAAGTTACATAATCTTCGCGACTTACTTCTGTCAAAAAATTTTTTGGTGGATCTAAAGTATATTTGACCATGTCTACAATTTGATCAGGAGCAAAGTGATTATTTGTCAATCCATGAAATGTGTCATCTATCACTCTTTGCCTGTTTCTGGTTGGGCCGATTGTTGTCCATGAGTCATCAGCATAGTTCTCTCTCAAATATTTGTTTATGCCTATCCTATCCCACGTGGCCCGGCCTATGAAGTGTAAAAATTTTTTTTCTGCAACTTTACTAAAATCTTGTTTGAAATTAGGAAACTCTGCGGCAGTTTCCATTAACCATCTAGGTTGATGTATAATCACGTTACAAGGATAATCAGCAGTCATATCTCCAATTACTAATGTCAAAGATGCTGTGTGTACATCACATGCTTCACACACTGCTTCGATAATACTCCATACTCCATTATGATATAAACTATAACCTTCTGGATACATGTCTAAAATTATTTCTTGATTTTGTGATGTTTGATTTTTGATATATGTGGTAAGATCTTTAACAAGTTTGCCAGTGTTGTAGACAGAATCTACTCCAGTGTATTCCCATAAGCAAAAAGTATTTTTCATTGATTAGTGATAAATGAAAGGATCCTTCTTCTTTAGTTCTTTCATTTTTTTCCTGTAACGTATTTCAAGAAGAATATTGTTGTACAATTTTTTAATCCATCTAAACATGTGTGTAATTATCCTTTTAATCTTACCGTTACAAGTGAAGCGGCATCTGAATGTGCTTGGTGTAAAGGATGTCGGTAAGGTCCATGTTTGTACTTGCAATCACTTGCCCATTCAACAAATCCTTTGTTATCAAATCCATGCACCTGTTTGAATTCCAGCAGTTCGCTAGTTGCTGTATAAAACAACCAATCTGAATCATGCTCATTACAATGTTGTTGCACTGCTTTAATGCATAACTCAGTCTGAAACATAAACTGATCGTTGTTGCCTGTGTATTTGTAATATTGTTCACTTAATTGTGGGATACCCATATCAACCAATTGGGTTGAATATTCATTATACTCACTAAATGTTTTTGGATCGTAATCCCATGAGTTTGGAGCAAGATCTAACCAAGTAGTTTTGTTTTTGTTCTTATCTTTAATTGCAAAATTTAAATTCACACCAAAACGTGAAGGATATGTCCATTGAACTATGTACAGTGTCTTTTGTTGTGGAGAATGTTGGAGTATGTTTTTTGTTATTCCTTGATTAGATGCTGAAGGATAAGCAAGACATTCATAAGTGGTGTCTAATTGTTTTGCCACTAAAGCAGGATAGGTAGACTGTGAATATGGTTCTTCATCACCCAATTCACTGCCATGTATAAATGAACATCCTGCACTAACAATATGCTTATATTGAGTCATACCATTCACCTAGTTCTTTGTCTTTCCACATTATCTCACGCATTGTGATAGGATTTTTCCTTCGACTTTCCATGTGTAAAATAAATTCTTTGCCGTCTTTTATTCCTTGTTCATAATCATTTGGGTAGTCATCAACAAAATGTCCTTGTTGTATCATGTGTTTTAGTTGATCCACTAATCCTTTTTGTTTTTTTGTTGCACGGGGCTCTATCCTTTCTAACATGTCAGAAAATATTCTTTGTAAAATGTGTTTAGGCATTGCCCTGCAACTCATCAATACTTCGGAACTAAATGCGAAAGTTTGTTTTGTAATAATCGGTACATCATATTCTAAACTAAGTTCGAACATTTTTTCTATTTCCCATATTCCTGCTGTGGTTATAGTGAAATCTAAATTCAATATTTTGTTCCGACCATTTTGAAATTTGTGTGCATGTTTCCAATTGTCTAACCATTTCTCCCAATTTAAGCCTGATCTAATATATTCGCCTGTAGGGCCTGTGCCATCTATACTTGCACACACTTCCCATGCACTAAATTTTGATAATACATCGTCAAACAGGTTTAAATTTTTAAAGACTATCCTACTCAAATTCGTGTTATACCTTGCATACACATTGCCGGCTTGTCCTGTGTCCACAATCATTTTCATAAACTTCCAATGTTGATGATACATTAATGGTTCTCCACCTACCCAATAGACTTCACGAATTTGTTTATTTTTTATGGCATGTTCAAATTCTGGTTCTGCCATGTTTGCAACAAATTCTGCAGTTGCTTTTTTTACTTCTTTACTTGCCCATGGTCTAACTTTATCAAAATTTTCAATATATTTTCTTTCTTCAGTTTCCCAACTAGAGGACAGATTTGATCCGCACATTCTACACATAAAATTACACAAGTTAGAAAATCTATAATCAAAAGATACGACTGGCATATCTGTACTACCATCTGAATTTGTTTTTTGGTATGCTTCTTTGATTAAATTTTCAAACAGTTGGTTGAAGTGTTTTCTGTAAGGACTAGTATGTAATATGTTGTGATTACACACTTGGCACTCTGGCAACATCTCGCCCTTGAGCATTCTTTGTCTTACAGACTTCATATGATCACTGTTCCACCATTCTGGTAAAGACATAGGATTGTATTCGTTTGTGCCTTCTGATGTATCAATGTATTGTTCGAAACTTTGTGCAGGTTCAGTAGAAGCACAACACAGGCGTCTTTCTGATGTAGGTGACAAGTATGTATGTGTCCATGGAGCCATACAAAATGTCAAATTGCCCTCTTCTGGTGTTTTCCAATCTTTGCTCATACTAACTCTCTTAATTCAGGAAAAATTTCTGCAAAAGATTCATTTCTAAATTGATCACTCAATTTTATTTTCAGTCTGCGTTTGTGTAGCATTTCTTCACTGTGCAAATCAGCTGACATCATAAAATTTACAGCATTTTGAATTTGTTTGTAATGCCAAATATCACCATCATATGCATCCAATTTCTTTTTGATTTTTTGTTTGATATGTATAGGAAGATATTGCACATTCCATTCTTTTGCCTCATGCAAATAGTTGTAAAACACATAATCAAAATTTTGTTGTTTCATCCAATCTGCCATGTTATCAAGATTGTAGATGTTCTGAATATTGATAGTACAACAAATTTGTGTTGTAATATTTTTGCTGTTAGATTTTAAATCATTGAACTTGCGTATATTTTCATTTACTTGATCCCACTTTGCTCCATATCTTTGATACTCGAATCTACCACGTATATCATCTATACTGAAAGCAATTTCAACATCTTTGAAATGAGGCCATATGTGTTTAATTGCATACTCAGGGTACTGTGTTCCGTTTGTGTTATAATGTATTTCTTGCTGTTTCGCGTATCCCAGTTCCACACTTTTTTCCAGTAGATCAAAATGTTCTTGTATCATGAAAGGTTCGCCACCAGTGAATTCAAAATGCTCTATGTTTGGTAGCATGTCAACAACTTCGTTCCATAAAGAATCTGTTTTACGTGGCCACATGCCTGCCTTCAACCAACCTTTGGCGTGATCACTACCTTGTTTAATTTCTTCTGCGGCCCATTTAGAAGATGAAAAACCTCCACAGATTCTACATTTTAAATTGCATATGTTTCCTAATTTTAAATCTAAAAATGTTATACCTTTTTCGTCAGTGTTCAAACCAAACTTTTCATTCGATATCATTCTTTTTGACGTACCACCTGACTCCTCTAGTGACCAACATTTACTACAAGTATTAGGTTGTCCTCCTTGCAAAAACTCAGTACGCATGTTTTCCATATACTCTGAATTAAACGCATCTTTGATTGTGTCTCCTTTAGATATATCGTACGGTGATCCATCAGGACGTTTGATAGATTCTTCTGCAAGACAACATGGCCGGTACTCACCTAATGGTGTGGTTTCCAAATGCATCCATGGTAGTGTACAAATTTTACTCATATCAATAGTTCCGTTAGTTCAGGAAAAACTTCATGTGTTTCTTGCCCACGATGTTTGTCAAGTTGATGTGTTATTCTTTTGAAAGTAGGCAATAAATCAGTTCTGTCTTCAGCCATCATCATATTCAATGCAGATTCAAATCCACCCGTTGCTCTACCCAAATGATCTTTAGGACGTATTTTTTCTATGTGTTCCTTGTATTTCGGTTCTACTTCTTGTTTCATTTTCGGAGTGATTACATCTATTCTATAATGTAAAGGATCTTGTACCATGTTCAAATTTAGATCACCTTCTCTTACAAAACCTTTTTCCATCCAATCATTATGGAAATCTATTACATGTGAATAGTTGAATATCCCAACTGTTGGCGAAATATAAAAGTCTACATTAGGACATTTTTTAAGCATTGTTTCTCTGTTGTGTTCTACATCTGCCCATTTAGTACCATTACGCATTAATTCTGCTCTAGGACCCATAGCATCAAGTGATGCACCAACTGACACATCTTTGAACTCTGGCCAATAATCAAACACATTAAGGTCTTTGTATGCTTGTCTTGTAAAGTTTGTATTGTAAATTAATCTTACTGTATCTGCTTTGCCTAGTCTAATAAGTTCTTTTAATATTTTATAATGCTCTTCCATAATGAGCGGTTCACCACCTGCAAAATAAACTTGTTCTACTACAGGCAAATATTCTACCAATTGATCGTAAGCATCCATTTTGGTTGTTCCCGCGTAAGTTACTTTTGCATGATCAGGTTTGCCCCACAATGCTACTTGATCATCATACCAATTAGAAGAAAACATTGACCCACAAGATCTGCAAGACAGATTGCACAAGTTAGAAAAACGTATGTCCCAATATATCATGTTTACATCATCATAATGTCCATCTGCAGATGTCTGTTGCACTTTGTCTATGTGATGCCCAAAGTGTATGTTTCCGGATTGCCTCATTGATGTCCATCCGTGTTCTTCTTGCTCATAACACTTAGTACATTGTTTAGATGGTTGTTCAGTCAACATGTTTTTTCTAATGTCTTTCATGTCTGCACTATTCCATAGTTCTTTTATAGTGTTTTCTTTCATAGACCCAATTGGATATTCATGTTTTGCAAGACAACAAGGATAGGCGGCTCCATTCGGATAAGCGTGTAAATGTGTCCAAGGCAATGTGCAAAAATACTTAGAATCATTTAACAGATATTTTTCTCTATCTGTCAGTTTTTCAGCATCCACTTTGGTGGGCATTTTGTCTTTATAACTGCTCATACCATGCTACCATTTCATTACCAAATGTGTTGGCAAATTTTTTGCCTCTGCGTTTATCATACTGCGAATAAAAGTTTTTGAAGTCACTCTGTAATTTATCCACATTGTCTGCTCCATAGTGAGGACTTTCAACCTCCTTTAAATATTCAATCAATCTAAGTATTTGATTAAGTTCCATACCGTGCAAATCATTGTAATAATCATGTGTTTGCTTAGTTAATTGTTCTATACATTCCTGTTTAATGCTAGTTGGCAATACTACTGCTGACTGAAATGAAGGAAAACGTAATATATTGAGAGTAAAGTTTGGATAATCAGCACCATACTTGCGTTTCCAACTTACTAGCAAATCAATCATTTCAGGCAAAGAATCTAAACACAAAGCATTCACAGTCATCATTACATGCAAACCTGACAGACTTCCTTCATTAATAAGACGTAAACAATTTTTTTTCCAAAGTTCAAAGTCCATGCCATCCCTTATATATTCGGCTCTGGTCCCCATTGCTTCAGCTGAAGTGTAAACGTCAAAGTTTTTGACATAGTGTGACTTTTCAATCAATTGATCCATCAATTTATCTTTAGGGCACAGATTAGAATTAATTGCTAATCTAGTGTCTGACTTGCCGTGGTTGTCTTTGAACCAATCAAACAGTTTCCACATGTCTGCACTCATTAGTGGTTCACCGCCTGTCACTCTTAATTCTTTCAATGTGCGATGTAAATCTGAATCCCACCATTTCCAAAATGCTTCTATGTAAGGATTATATTCCTGATATCCATACAGTTGCGATGATTCGTGTACATGCGTAAAATGATTTCTGCCATCTGATTGTAATTTTTCATATGCTCCATTATTTTTTATATCTTTGACCCAGGTCGTAGAAAAAGCAGGGTTGCAATATGAACATGCAAAATTACAAGTTCTATCAAAGGATATTTCTAATGTTTGTAAATCAACATCTTTTTGGCAAGGTGTGTCGAATGCTGTTTGCAAATCTTCATTTGAATATATGTTAGATTTATAAACTCTATCCGATATACTGTTATCACCTAAGTCTTCTATCTTCCAACAGTATTCACAGCCAGCAGGTCTTTCGCCTGCCTGCATCTGTTCACGTTGCAATTTTTTCTCTGGTGTATTGTGTAGAGCTTTGGGATTACGTTTTACTGCCTCAATATCAATTTTGTGTGGCAAAGGATGATGGCAACTTGTGGTCATACCAGACCCTAACCATATTGTGGCATTGTACCACTTGGCTCCACAAAAGGACGATGACAGCGGATCTAACACCTGTCTTTTATATTTTAAATCTTCGTTGCTTGTTGACATTGTTTAAACCAATCTTTGTATTCTGGAAAAACACCTAACAAATCTGTTTCACGTCTCGAGTCATGAGTTCGAAAGAAACGCCAAAAGTTTGCTAGGTGTTGTTCCTTGTTGTCCAGTCCTTGTTGCATTATGCGGTATGTCCGAGTAAGTTTAGCGATTTCAAAGTCTCTAAACCCTGCCATGTCAGAGTCATGTCGGTGTTGCTCCATAAACTCTATAGCCTCCTCGAAATAATGGTTAAAGGATTCGTCCAACAATCCTATATGTTGCCATATGGGAAACCTTAATATGGGTGTATCAAACCACACCCTTTGATATGTTGTAGAATATTGTTCTCTTAATCTCAATATGTTTTTCAGTAAATCTTTCAAACTGGACACACTGAGGTTGTTCATTGTAATAATAAAAGTAATAGAATTGTATCCTTTTATGTCATGCAGATACCTGTGTACATTTGCCCACACTGTTCCAAAATCCATTCCGTTTCTAATGTATTCTGCTTTTTCTCCCCAAGCATCCAAAGACACAAATTGCATGAAGTGTTCTATCATTGCACCATCACACATTGTTTTCACCATGTTGAAATATCTGTCACCTAGTGCAGGAGCGGGCGGACAAAAATTAGACGTTACGTTCAAATGTAAATCTTTTTTAGGATTATCTATCACATATTCAAACACCTTGTATGTGTTTTTGTCCATCATAGGTTCTCCACCAGTCATTCTGAAATGACGCAACTGCGGATACAGTTCTGGCCACCATTTCCAAAATGCTTCAACATATGGATTGTTATTTTGTGGCATAACTTTTCTATCACCTTTAAAATGTGCTGGATCATTATGTGGTGTTGATGTTGGCCATGATCCATGTTCTTCAGTTTCTTTTGCCCAAGCAGTTGAAAATTGCGGAGAACAATATGAACATTTAAAGTTGCAGGCATTACTGAAATCAACCTCAACATAAGTGGGCACAATGTCTGCTTGTGGATTATCCAATATATTTTGATAGTGATCCATTGCCCATGGTTCTCCTGAACGATAATGTCTATCACTCATTTGTTTGTCATCTTCTAACTTCCAACAATATGAACATCCTTCTGGTCTTTTTCCATTGATCATCAAATCACGTTGTGATTTCTTTTCATCAGTGTTGTGCAATTTAGAAGGATTTGTTTTAATTTGCTCTACATCTATTTTGTGCAATGGTGGATGATAACAAGAGTTCGTCATACCATTTGTAAGATGCAGTGAAGTCTGCATCCATTTTGCCAGACACATAGAATCAGATACCTTATCTAATTTGAGTTTTGCTTTGTTGGCGTCTGTTAAGTAATCGCTGGACATGAATTTATAAATTTAACAAATTTCGATTGTGTTTCATCTAGCAGTGCAACATTTAATCCTAAATGATAATTCAAATCGTTTTGCATTTCCTTTATATGTGTTTCTAATTCTGTTTCACTAATAATTGTTTGATCCCACAAGGTATCTAATGCTGTGAAGTCACGAGTGACAGAATGATCCCAGTCTTGGTTCAATGTCGTCCAATGACAGCCTTGACAAGCACCGTATATTGCCCATAATCCATTTTTAACATCAGCACCAATACTCATCCAGATACACAAATTTCTTAAATTTCCACGCCATATATCTTTAACAAAATTTGCTGGCGATACACGTTTGCCTTCATCCAAACTCATTTTGACTCCTTCTCTAAATCCTGCCTGCCATGCCTGCTGTGATGTGCTGTTCATCACTGTGGTAGAATGACATTCTTGTATAGCAACGTATTGATCATGAAAACAAAATTCAATCAAACTTGCATCATCACCTTCAGAGTTTTCATGCGTTTTCATATCTTTAACAAATTTTCTTGTCCATGAAGACACACCACCGTTTCCATATTTTAATCCATTTACAATATTCAAACCTTGATATCTTATTACAGCATCTGCTGGCATGCTATCAACATCTAATTGTTGATCAAACAGAGTAGGATTAACGATGTTATCTCCATCGACTAATATGAAACGTTCTGTGCTTGATGCTTCTCCTGCCGCTTTGTGTGCCGCATCAGAACCTTCTACACCATCCACACGTTTTGCCCATGGACATTTTGATCGCAAATCTGCCCAGTTGTGTTCTTTGTTTGGTTCATTGTAACTTAAAAAAATTACATCTAAATCTGCAACATCAATCATCTTCTTCATACCCTACTACTGCGTGTTTTTCGGGATCAAACCATTCAGGTTCCTCAATCGCGTATTCTATAGCAGTATACAGTTGGAATTTTATTATTACCCATCCTGGAAATGTGTTATGACCTTTCACTGTGAATTTCTTTTTCTTTTTTCCTTTTGTGCGATCTACAAATTTTCTCTCTAATGTCTTATCAACTACTTTCCATCGCGATGGACTATTTTGTACATCCAACCACGTTTTTGGATCAACTACAATATATTCACCTTCTGCAGTCTGTGTAGTCACTGTGGTGATTTCTTCGTCTTGATAATATATTCTATATTCCAACTGCATATTCATACTCCCTTATTAGTTTCTCCGTACAGAATGACTTGTCAAAATAATGTATTGGCAATGATAATTGTGTACCGCACACTGTAAAATACTTATTTTTTAATAAACTCCATGTTATCTGATCCCAATCTGCTTGTTTTACAATCCCTTGTTTTACATGTATAAAAGACGGATACACATCATTACTGACACAATTATTCATGTCTAGTTTGTCTAATGCTATGCTAAATGCAAAATCTGTGGATGGTTCGAATTTGTCAAACATTCTTAAGTTTTTAATTTCCTTATCCCAATTATTGAATACACTATTGGCTGTTTTCATAAACTTATCGGTCTGTCTTGTTGTCCTTACATAATATAATCCTTGATATACATTAGGTAAGAGGTTTGTTTTGATGTATCTCCTATACTTTGAGTCATCTGCTTGTTGTTGTTTGAAATTGCAAACATGTCCTGTAAAACACAAGTCACGTAATCTAAAATATTTTTGCCATATCATGATGTCGGATGTACATAGCATGTCTGCTTCAAATTTGACCGTTTCTTTAAACGGTGATAACTTTAACACATCGCACTCATACTGCATATTATTAACAACATCTCTTATGGGTAATTCTATTACATGATCAAATACTTTGTGTAAACTGCTTCTACATTTTTGTTTGTCTTTTACTATTACAGCAAGTGATGGACAATGTTTGTGTGTCAGTTTAACACTCAATGCCCAAAGATGTGCAATACTTTCGTAATCTGTGTCCCCAGTATTCAAAGCATATGTAAGATATCCGTACTGTTCTTTGTCAGATAGCATTTAATAAACTTTCTTTGTTTAAGATGTGTACACTTTGATCAACTATTATTTCACCATGTTGATCTTGCAACACAATATTTTTATTTGTAATCTTTTTTACTTCAAAATTTTGATTAGCTGTGATAATATCCCATGGTATCACTGTGTGTTCTGTAGAACCATGGTCTTGCATATTTGCCATAGCAATCGTGAATGCATGATCATTTCTTATCATGCGTTTGTTAAGACCAAACATCTGTGCATAAAATTGATAATTTTTCAAAATGTTTCTCCAGATGTCAAACATTTCTCTTACGGCGGCGTCTTTCTTGAACATCAATACAGTTGCCCACATCATGTCCAACATAGAGTTGCCCATTGGTAGTTTGGATACTTCTGCATAATTTATATCACACCATGTGGTGTGTGCCAACACTGATTGCCCTGATTCAAACAGCTTCAGTAAATTGTTGTCATACACAAGATAATCAGAATCGATTATTATTGTAGTGTCAAAAGGTGATAGTTCATAGGCGTCAACTCGTGCTAAGTTTTTCCATGGTTTTGGACCGCGGAGATTATGCACATTAACAGTAGGATCATCTGCCAGTATAGTCCAATCTGCAGATTTAATAATTTGATCGCCCACAACAACCACAGGAATCTCAGGACAATATATTCTTAACAGTTCAATACATTTTCCAGTTATCTTTGAATACTGCAATTCAGGTGTGTCAAAACTGAAAAGCAAAATGCCTTTATCGTAATATGATTTCTTGATACTCTTTGTCATACTCATTTAATATTTCGTTGTGTTTAAGTTGTAGAGTATGTCGAAAATCGTCTGCGTTTGGAATTTTGCAAGGTGTTTGATTGATATCTATAATAACTGCATCATCTTTCACCGTCTGTGCATAGGCTACTGTGTCAGCATCGGCTCTGAACATGCAACCATTATACACAAATACCTCTTGTGATTTGACTCGTTGCTGTAACAATAAGAGATCACGTTTTAATGCAAATCTTTGTTTTGAACTCATAACTTATTATAATAAGTTTATGCCAAAAAATCAATGGGAATTGTTAATGTGATTATGCTTGAGTTTGAGATACTTCAGCCGCTGTAATTGTGCCTATAGCATCGTTGTTCAATTGGTTAGTATTTGGTTTATTAAATGTCCATGATGATGTCAGTGTGCCGTCCACAACATCAAGTGCTGTTTGAGCCGCATCAGCGGCATCCTGTGGTGCTTGTCCTTCATCACTTGAATCAGCCGCATCGTCTCTTGCTGTGGCCTTGATTGTAAGTACTTCGCCTTTACCGCCCAGTGATCCTGCTGTGCCTGAAACTTTTACTTCCCACTGCACATAGTTTGTTGTGTATGGTGACGAGTCAGCAAACATCTTTTGGACTACTGTATAAGAGCCACCATTACTGATGTCTGAATTCCAAAATCCATCATTAGCATTTGTATTCTGTGATCCTGATCCACTCAATCCATCAGTGGCTCCTGCAAAAGTAAATGTGGCAGCTTTGGTTTCAAATAAATCTTCCCACTCAGAAGTCTTGTCTGATGCTGTAAATGATGACAAGTTCCATACATGGGTGATTGACCCTCCAGCATTAAAAAAGTATCTTGCCGCGTCTGATGATGCAAAAGTAAATTTGCATTCATGAATAGTGTTTGTGGTCCAATCTCCTGAGAATGTTCTGTTAATTGAGTTAGGATTGGATGATGCTGTGACATTGGCTCCTGCCACTGTGTATCTAGCATTTGTAACTGTGGTAATATCAGCACCTAGATTTGCTAAAATAGCCACTGTGTCTCCACCTGAAAGTGATCCAGATGAATTGTTAATACTTGTACCTTGGTGATCTGCAATTGATTTTAATCTGTCTTGCAAAGTGTTCCACTGTGCCGCTGTAATGGCATTACCTGCACTTACAGCTGAAATTGTGTTAGTTTGTCCGTAACCTTTAGTGCCGTTTCCATTACCCCAGATGCCATTAATGTTGTTCGTAGCATCATTGGCAAAATCATTATACTCATTATCTAGTATAGTATCACCAGCAGTGTAACCCATTAATTTTTACCTACCACAACTTCTATCGTTTTGATTCCATCATCTGTGCTAGATTCTAATGCTCTGCCTATTACTGCCTGGATTGCGTATCCATCTCCAGCTGCCTGAGCAACGCCATCTGTGTTAGATGAAACAAGTCTCTGTCCTTTTGTTACAGCACCTATGACTTTGCAAGGAACACGACCTGATAAAGCAACGTAAGGATGTGAACTATCTGAACCAGCATCGGCATTCATTTTGTATGCTGGATCTGTTGATATAACTCCAAATACTTCTTGATCATTTTCTTCTGTTGTTTTTGTGATTTCTTTTTCACCGCCAATTTTTACAACATCTCCTGACTCCATAGCACTGTCAGCTTCATATCTCTCAGCAAGGTCAGAATATTGTGCGGCAGTGGATGTAGCATGTAGAGTGGCATAGCCAACAATACTGACATCGCCTGCTGTTGTGCCATCTTCATTTGTTGTAACAAGTGCAAACTCATCTGCAGACTCATCCCAAATAAATGCAACATTTTGATTTATGCCTCTATCAAATACAAGACCAATATCTCTATCACTGATCGATGCCGCATTTTTGTTTAATATCATAAGTGGATCTTCAACCACCATGTTTGTTGTGTTCAATGTAGTTGTTGTACCGCTTACAGTTAAGTCACCTGATATTGTTAAGTTAGTTACAGTTGCTGATGCATCCGATCCAGTCAGTGTTAATACTGCTGTGTCGACTCCACCATCATTTACATTAAAAATAATATTTCCATCTGTAGTAACATTTTTAAATGTTGTGTTTGCTCCAGATTGTGTAACTGTTAAATCGCCATCTGCTCCTATAATCAAAGGTGAGTCAGAAGCTATAGTTACTGTACCTGTGGTTGTGTCTGAAGCATCTGATCTAAAATAGTTTGCGGCAACAACTCCACCCAATGCATCTGAGTCAGTTGCTGTGCCTTGGAACTTGTTGCTTGTAATTTGTGTTCCTAATGTAAGTCCTTTTTTAATTGTAGCATATCCTGATACAGCAATCTGTGGTGTGAATTCAACCGATGATGCCATTGCAACAATTGAATCTGATACAACTAGTTGTGTAACAATTCTATCAGTACCTGTAGTATCAGTAATTGATTTTACAATGGCTCCTGATGTTCCTGATCCTGCTGTTGCTTGTGGTCCAACCAATACCCAAGCAGTGCCTGAATACACATAAACTTGTCCGTTGACTGAATCATACCATAAATCACCTTGTGATCCTGTTGTAGGTGATGTGGCAGAAATAATTGCTCCTGATACTGCCTTGAATGCTGTTCCATTATAAACTTCAACCTGTGCTGTCGAAGTGTTGTAATACATTTGTCCAGTCAAAGGATTTGTAGGTGAAGTTGAATTAGCAAAATTTTCTAAAAGTTTTACTGTATTTTCATTTAAGATTTCACCATACCCTGCATAGTTTTTTCCTATGAGTTGTAAACTGGTTGAGGTATCTAAAGTACCATCTGCTATTGTAGCTAGTACTGATCCGTCTGTTTTGTTAATTGTATATGCCATGATCTATTAATATTTATACATTCGATTTTTAGTCGAAATCAACCGCTTTCTTTGCCTTTTCCGTTGCTTCTTCTTCTGTTTCATAATGATAAGCATCTGACTCTAAGTAAGTCTTCTTTTTAAGTTTACTTGCTTCAACTACGTCCTTGATATGTGTCATCATGTCTGCAAATTCAGGAGTGTTAGGCATATCACTTTTGTCTAACATATCCATCATTATGTTTAATTGTTTGTGCAAAGGATATTTTGATTCAATATTTTCAGTGGTTTGTGCATTTACAACTGATTCGTTCAGCATAGGTTTTTCATCACAAGCTTTGACTGATCCAGTGTCATAGTCTCCATCATAAAAATCTAGTATTGGATCTATTTCAACATCTTTAAATTTAAATTTGCTTAGATCTAACATGCCATTGTCCGCAGGTTTTTCACCTAACAGAATGCCTGTTTTTGCATTGAACATTAATGTCATTTGTTGCTTGGCCATTGTGCTGTTATTTATTCGTATAAAAGACAGAGGCTATACTTTGTTGGCTCATGATCACCAATCGTTGTGACTTCATGATACAGTCCAATGTCCATATCCAGCAAACTGCCTACCTTTTCCTGTATGAAATGTTGATTATCATGTTCATCATACCAACAAAAATGTGGTTCTCCAGCAGTCAAATACACTAATTTAAACTTCCAATATAGTCCTTGGGCATCACAATGTTTGACTAGATAATCTCCTGGTTCATATTTGTTCAATACCAATTGTGTACAGTGTTTGCGATCATGGGGTATTGTTTCAAATATTACATCAGCAAATGGATCATGCACATGAATGAACCAAGATGAAAATTGACTGATTGGTCCGCCAGGCTTTGCCTGATGATATTTGCGTGTGCCTTTTTCACGCCTTGTGAAATCTCCATGCTGTATTGCATGGTCAAGTATATGTTCAGCATTACCCAAGTAATTTTCAATGAGTGTAGGAGCCTGAATAGGCATTTTTTATCCTGAAGTGTATGCCCAGTTAGAAGCACCACGTGTGAATATTAAGTCATTATTTCTTGTGTGGTTCAGTGTCGTGGTTGTGGTTGTTGCTACTGAATTCCTTGAATCACCAATTGCCGCCACATAGTTGGATGATGAAGATGAAGAAGCAGTGATGCTTACACCAGCTATTCTTGCTTTAGTGCCTGATGCCGCATTTGGAGCCAATGTGTCTAATAGTGAGGCAATGTTTGCATTTGACAATCCTGTTGTATTCAATGAGAAAAATAAATCAGTTGATATTGTTGCAATCTGTGTTGCCACATATGCTTTGATAGATTGTTGAGTGGCTAATGCAGTGGCAGAATCGGAATCAAAAGCATCTTCATCTAGTATTTGACTCACTGTGGTCGTTCCTCCGACTGTGAAGTTGTCTGCAACAGTTAATGCTCCCGAAACTCTTAATCCTTCATCAATTTGTACAGCACCTGAATCGTTTGCTCTGATTGGACCACCTAATTCAATTCCATTGTTGATTGTAATAAATGTTGAATCATCAGAACTTATTGTTTCTACAACAAGGTCACCTTCTATGCTCATGCCATCTTGCACTGTGATTAATGTAGAGTCTGTGCTTTTTAATATTGATGTGTCAGTGGTAGTAACAGTGATACTTGCTCCTGTGATGGTACCAGTAGTTTCTAAATTTTCATTATCAAAGTCTATCCCGCCACTTGAATTTACTATTGTGTTTCCGCTGATTGTAGTGTTCCCAGCTATCACTCCGGCAGTTCCTGTGACTGTGCCTTGAGATAAAATGTTTCCACTGGATGCTGTAATCGAAGCTTTCACAGTTGAATCTGATGAACTTGCTTCAACAATTATGTCATCGTTACTTGTTACCCCTGTTGTTGTAATTGGATTTCCGTTGTTGTTGATTGGTCCGAACCCATTCACTATATTTCCTACTGATAAATCTCCTACTTGTGTCAATGAAGATGCTGTCACTCCTGATCCCAAAGTGGTAGCATTTAGAACAGATGTACCATTAACACTGAACACTTTGCCTGTTGCAACAGATAGACCTGAAGATGACTCCAAGTATCCACCATCCGAACCTGTGACCAGTAATGTGACATCAGCTGATGCACTGCCACCTTCTATATCCAGTCCTGCATTTTGGTTAGATGCTCTTGGACTTGCATCATTTACTACTAATTTAGAATCAGCAAATGACGATGATGATCCAGTAGTAACTAGGTTGCCATCTACTTGTAAGTTTCCATAAACTCTCAAATCCGCAGAATTTGTTACTTCAACAGCATTAACTAGCACTGATGATTGATTCACTCTGAAAAAGATTGAGTCAAAGTTGTTGTTTTGAATAATGACATTGTTTGAATCAATAAACATTTGTCCTTCACTGTTAGCACCAAAAGATAAACCTTGATTATTCGTAATTGACAATGTACCACTCATGGTTGAATTGTCTGTGGTATTGATGTAATCGGCAGCTGGTGAACCGCCAAGTTCTAAAGCATTTTGAGCCGTACCGTGTAATCTAAATGTGGTTGAATCTGTGTCTGTGTAAAATGTTAATCCTTTTTGTATTGTGGCAGAATCAAATCCTGTTGGAGTTGATGCCAATGTTCTTTCAGTTGCTGATAATATTCCTACTCGCGTGCCATCTTGATACAGGCTTACAACATTTGCTGTGCCACCTCCTGATAAATTTTCTTCATCGACTAACCATCCTGACTTACCATCACCTGTTTTGTAAATCGGTCCAATCAGATCCCAATTGGTTCCATCATACATGTATAACTGATCATTAGTAATATGATTCCATAAATCTCCTGTCTTTACACCATCAGTTGGAGCAGTTGCTGAGTTGCGTGTTGCACCTATGGCAACAAAGTTTGATCCATCGTAAACTTTAAGTTTCAATCCAGTAACATCATACCATAATTCTCCTCTAACAGGATTTGTTGGTGCTGAAGTACTTGCTGAATTCTCTAACAATTTAACAAGATTTTCGTTGAATGCTTGACCGTATGACTGGTAATTTCTTCCAATCAGTTGCAATGATGTATCATTATTCAATACTCCATCTTCTACTTGTGCAACAATAGTACCATCAGTTTTGTTTATTGTGTATGCCATATAATGTATTTAACTGTTTTGTTTCATCAGGGTTTAACTAAAGGTTATTGTAACTTTTCCAGCAGTGCCATTGCCACCTTCCCAATAAGGAGTGCTGTAAACAATAGAATCTCTGTCACGTGCACCACCACCTCCGCCACCTGCACCATTTCCTGATGCATCTTTACCTGACGAATTTCCAGTTGATACTGAACCACCTAAGTTTCCACCTCCATCTCCACCTGTGCCCAAACTATTTGCCGAACTTGCTCCTGCACCTCCTGTTTGATTAGCACTACCTCCTTGGTTATCACTACCATTAGAGCCAGTGCTACCAGTTGTGTATGTTGGACCACTTGGACCTGAAGTTGATCCTCCTGCACCACCGGCGCCAAACATACCTGGAGCAAATCCTGTTTTTGCTGAGGCTCCTACAAGACCACCAAGGGCCAAATATGTTCCATCGGGTGTAATTAATTGTGAAGCACCGCCACCTGATCCTGTCGGTGGTGAATTTCCTCTGGCAGCTGTTGGAGCACCTTGTCCACCACCGCCAACTATAATTGTTAAATCTTGATAAGGACGTACAGATATATTTCCTGTGATGTTTCCGCCTGCACCTCCACCACCTCCGCCTCCACCAGAGCCAAGTTCGTTACCATTGCCGCCACCGCCTCCACCAGCTTGTACTACAATCGCAAGTTGATAGATGCCAGATGGTACTGTAAATGTGTGTTGTCCAACTGTGGTGAATGTTTCAGTGCCTGAGTTTGAAAATAGTGGTTCCCAATCTCCACCTTCTTTGATAAAAATTTGACCAGCACGTTTCCAGTTGCCGTTCTTTTTTACATAAACTTCTTCTGTGTTGTGGATTGTTCCGTCACTCTTAACATATAACTTTGATGTCATATGTTACACCCTATACCAAATGTCTCCGTCAGATCCACCTGATGGCGCACTTGTTGATACTGTTCTTGTGCCAGTAGCATTTGATCCAACTGTGATAGAATTTACTTGGCCTGTTAAATTTCCTGTGAATCCTGTTTGTGTTGTGATCCTACCACTGACATTTACACCTTCGTTTATCTGTATAGCAGAAGAATCTGTAGATTGTATTATATTCACATCCAATGTTGGTACCGTGATTGTTGTAGTGCCAGTAATTGCACCAGTCACAGCAAGTGTTGATCCGTCAAATTCTAAATTGGATTCTGCATTCAGGGCCGAAGTACTTACGGCAGTAACAATTCTGTTGTTCGCACCGTTGCTTACAGATATTGTTCCTGTAAGATTTGATCCGTCTCCTTTGTAAGCTGTGGCTGTCACTGTGCCTTTGACATTAAGACCATCTTCAACAGTGACTTCTGTTGAATCAGATGATGATATTGTGTTTACATTCAATGTATCATTTATCTGTACCGCAGTTGAATCAGATGATGAAATTTCGTTCACAGTGATATTATCATCCAATGCAATATTGACTGTGTTGGATCCTGCTGTTACCGATGTGGTTACGCTGTTTCCTCCAGCAAATACTAACTCTTCTGTTTTTGTGACAATGGATCCTGTGTTGGAAGACAGATCACTAAACTCCAGTGTGCCGCCACCTATTTGATTATCCACATATGCTTTGATTGATTGTTGTGTAGCAAGTTTTGTTGCACTGTTTGAGGACATATCATCCTCGTCTTTGATTCCTGTTACTGTGGCTCCGTCTCCCGCAATAGTAAAATCTTCATCTGTGACTAGTGATCCATTTACTGTGAGAGCACCACTCACATTCAAAGCGTCTTGTACTTGAATAGCAGTAGAACTTGAACTGGAAATTGTTTCAGTGTCTATATTATTAATTTGTACTGCTGTCGAATCAAAGGATGTAATATCTCTTGTGTTCACTGTTGGTGCAGACACAGTGCCAGACACATTTAAAGTGTCATTGATCTGAATTGCTGTGGAGTCTGTTGATGCAATAGTGTTGACATTCAACGTGTCATTAATTTGTAATCCAGTTGAATCAGAAGATTCAATTTGATTCACTTGCAACACATCATTTATTTTGATTGATGCTGAATCTGTTGCTGATATTTCACTTATGATAATATGATCTCTTGTGGCTATGGACAAAGTGTCACCACTCACACTGGTTGTGATGTTACTGCCTCCAGCAAATTGAAATGTTTCACCAATGTTAATACCTGTGCCTGTTGAATCATCACCAACTATGGTGAAAGCATCACCGCCTGCTGTGGCAATGTTGATAAATTCTGTGCCAGAATATAATTTTAATTTTGCATTGGTTGTATCATACCATAATTCACCTGTTAATGGAGCTGTAGGTGCTGTGCCAGATGAAGAATTTTCTAAAAGTTTTACTAAATTTTCGTTTATTCTTTCACCATAATTTTGAAATAATTTTCCAGGAAGTGATACAGAACTGGTTGTGTCTAATTGGCCGTCTTGTATAACTGCGAGTATTGTTCCATCTGTTTTGTTGATTGTGTATGCCATCGTGTGTATTTAATTAAAATTACACGTCTACGAAATTAGTCAAACTCTGTATTCTGATTGTATAATCTATCTGTATCAATCTGTTTAAAGATTTTTGTACAGGGTGGAATATAACATGAGTCAACAAATTTCCCGTGCCTGCTGTTCCTTCCCATGAAAACAATCCTATTTCATCAAATACAAAGGTATCGTTCACGTTGGTTGTGTTATCAAAAGCACTTTGCCCTGCAGGCTCACCAAAATCTAAAAGTGCTGTCACAATGACATCTGTATATGTTGTGCCGTTCACGTGTGCTGTGGTGATTTTATTTCTTGCTGTGTCTGTGTTCAATGATGAAGTATCATTTACACTTTTGAAATATGTTTTGTTGTACAAATTGGCATTGTCTCCTGAAGAGTTTGGAGTCAAATATGTGATTACGCCGGTAGAGTCCACAGTTGTACCACCATTACCAAAATGCATTTCTTCTATGAATCCTGTGGTTCTATTTGCTATGCTTTTTGCCAGTGCAACAGAGAAGTTTTCATAGTGAATTGCATTCTTTTTGTCTACATACACATCGCCTGAATTTGGGTCAAAAATTTTGATATGACCTTCTATGTTTACACCTTGTGTTTCGTCGGTTGATTTCACTGATTCTTCCTGTGTTTGTGATTGTGTTTGTAATTTCTCTGTCATGTATTTTATTATTTATGGCGACGATATCCAGCAAACCAAGGTTTGCGATATTGGTAAATAAATGTATATGACAACTCAGGTACAGTTTAGACGAGGCACAACATCTCAGCACAATTCTTTCACAGGTGCTGTAGGCGAAGTCACTGTAGACACGGATTTAGACACTCTAAGAGTGCATGATGGTGCTGTTGCAGGCGGAACTAGAATTGCAAAATTTACAGATATCGCGGCGGCAACAATAGATATTTCAGACTCAAGTTCTAACACAGTAAGTTTGGCTCCTGGAGCAGGTGATATTACTTTTATAGGTAATGATATCACTACGTCAGCGGCTGGAAACACCATGACATTTACCTTGAACAGAAGTATTAGTGTTGACGAAATTTCTGCTCAAGATTCAAGTGCTGTCACAATCAACAATCCACTAAATGTAAGCACAATACAATCAACAGATTCAACAGGCATTACCATAAACGACGATTTGCATTTAGCAGGTACATTACGAGCAGAAGATTCAGGCACAATCAGTGTTGATGGAGGAATGGCAATATCGGGTGCAATAGCATCTGGAGCCATTACATCATCAGGAGCAATCACGTCCGGTGGAGTTGTTACAGGAACAGGATTTACTATTGGGTCAGCGGCTATAAACGAAGCAGAACTAGAAACAATCGACGGTGTAACAGCAGGTACGGTGGCGGCGTCAAAAGCAGTGGTAGTTGATGCCAACAAAGATGCATCATCATTTAGAAATCTTACAGCTACAGGCGCAATAACCAGTGGAACATTTGTGATTGGTTCTGCAGACATTGACGAAACTGATTTAGAAAAAATTGACGGTATAACAAACGGAGCAGGTGCGGCCAACAAAGCATTGGTACTTGATGGTTCTGCAAACGTGGCATCAGGCCTGGCTGCCTTGACAGCAAGTGGCGTGGTGACAGCGGCAGGCTTTACCATCGGATCAGCAGTAATAGATGAAACTGATTTAGAAAAAATAGATGGCATAACAAACGGCACAGCGGCTGCCAACAAGGCACTAGTTGCTGATGCTAATATTGATATAGGCACTATAAGAAATTTAAGTATGACCGGCAACATGGATATCGGTGGCGATTTACAACTGGACGGAAACTTAACAGTGTCAGGCACTACAAATTCTGTGAACACAACCACACTAGAAGTGGCTGATGCATTATTAGAATTAAACAAAAACAATTCAGGTGGTGCTGATATAGACGGTGGAATATTAATACAACGTGGGTCAGCAGGAAACAATGCGGCATTTTATTGGAATGAAGGCGATGACAAATTTAAAGCAGTGCTTACTAACTCGGCAGGTACAGCAACAGCAGTAACAGATAGTTCACAAGCTACAATAGTTGCAACCATCGAAGGTACTTCCGTGACCGGTACTACTGTGGTTGGTGGTACAACAACTATTACCGCGGCAACTATTACAAACAGTACAGGTGCTATTAGTTTCGGCAATGAAAATTTAACAACCACAGGTACAATAAATGGTGGTGCGATTACTGGCACAGGATTTGTTATCGGGTCGGCCTCAATGAATGAAGCTGATCTAGAAAAAATAGATGGAATCACAGATGGTACAATAGCTGCCAACAAAGCAGTTGTTGTTGATAGTAACAAAGATGCTTCATCATTCAGAAACCTACAATGGAGTGGTACTGGTACTGGTGATGTCACTGGAGACCTAACAGGAAATGCAGACACAGCTACAGTGTTAGCCACTTCAAGAAACTTTTCTATCACAGGTGACGTCACAGCGGCTAACGTAGGATTTACTGGTTCAGGCAACGTTGCCTTGAGTGCTGGTAGTGTTGTAGCAACTACTGTAAAAACACAGTCAAGAGCGACCGATGCGGCACACTTTCTTACATTTGTTACAGATAACAATGGATCAGCCACAGCAGAATCTTTGTTTACTGATGCTGGCATACAATACAATCCAAGTTCAAACATATTGAGTACAACGGCAACTGCCGCACAATATTCTGACTTGGCTGAGAAATATGTTGCTGACAATCCGTACGAGCCAGGCACAGTGATAATATTCGGCGGAGACAATGAAGTCACAACAACAGAAGTATCACATGATCCTAGAGTGGCAGGTGTGGTATCCACAGCACCAGGCTTTATCATGAATGAATCATGTGAAGGTGCTCATGTTGTTGATTTGGCACTTACTGGACGTGTGCCATGTAAAGTGAAAGGCGTAGTTTCTAAAGGCGATTTAATTGTGTCATCAAATATTGCAGGCGTAGGCACAAAACTTAATTCTGCATCATATCAAGTTGGCTGTATAATCGGTAAAGCACTTGAATCAAAAGACACTGCTGACGTAGGTGTTATTGAAGTTGTAGTTGGCAGACTTTAATTTTTTTCTTAAATTTTTATAGCAATGATAAATCAGCAGGTGATGCCTGTAGGAATGATGCTTGAGGTGTTGTTGATTGTTGCAGTCCCAATCCATTTGATGCCGTTGATGCACCAGCTGTATACCAAACTGATCCAGTTTTCCTTGAAATCCTAATAGTCAATCCATTGCCAGGAGCAGTTGTAAATGTTATTCCTGCAGTTGAATCTCCACCTATAGTGAATTCTTTAGTCGCTGTACCACCAACTTGAACCACCAATTCATTTGCATCTGTTGGTGTAAATGACGTTCCGTAGAATACTGTTGAACCATCACCTGTGTGTACTTCAGATGTAGTTGTATCTTCATAACCTGAAATAGATTGATGTTTAGATCCATCTACAACCACTGATCCTCCTGCATGATGCTTGACTCCTGTGCCTAATGTTCCTCTTACTAATCGTGAAATCACATTGCCATCTTTTTCAAAATAGTTAATTCTTTCTGTGCCGATAAACACCACACCAGGAGCATTATTTTCAGTGTCTGGTTCTGGCAGAGCAGTGCCATCAGTCACTGTCATTGTTGCATCAGATACACCAAGATCTAACACAAGTCTTGTCGAAGCTGCTTTGGACAATCTTCTGTAATGTGTTCTGTTAAGAATGTCTTTGAATACTCGATATCCCATAGGTTCTTTTCTTTGTGGACCAGTAATGTATGTGACCGATATAGTGTCGCTGATATCCAGAGCACTTCTTGGCAGGAATAATTTTTTTCCTTCTAATCTATAATCCACGTTTGCAGTCAAATACCCTTTGTTTTTTCCTACAAACAGATAATCTGTGTTTAATGGTGTCGATGCTAATTCATAAACTTTTTCTTGTATGTCTATAATTTGCGTACTTTGTAGGATCGATCCAAAGTCTTCTGGATCAGTGTTGGCCGCAGTAAGGTCACCATAATCAATATCAGAGGCAGTGGTTGCTCCTTGTACTTGTCCAAAGTCTGTGATTACATCAATTAATGATCCAGTTGATCCTGAGAACACTTCTGTACGCATAGTCATTTGATCATGATTGTTAAATGTGGTCACAATAATTTTTTCATTGTGCATTGTACTTCCATCTGACCAATCGCCGTGCAGTGTAAGTTTTCCATCTAAGTCAACTGTATAATCCATACCTAACAGTAGCACTATGGCAAGACTATCACTGCTTGTTGGTGCTGTGTTAAAGTTTACTATTCCTTTGTTTTGTGCATTAAATTGAAGTTGATATTCAGCCAAAGATAATTTGACTCCATTTTTGTATACTTCAATGTTGCTTGGTGTTGCCAAAGCACTAGCAACAGGTTCATCTGGTAACAAGTAAGTAGTACTTGTGTCATCACCTGTGTAGTATTTTACTTGTGGCGGTGTTAACTTGTATCGACCAGTACCATTATTATCTCCGCTTACTCCTTCAACAAAAACTTTATGATGGAATGGACCAAACGCTCCCGGAAGTGTTGTTAGTTGTATTTTAATTTCTGTAGAGTCTGTTGGAATAGTGTATTCTGTTTGATCTACTTCTGAAAATGCTTTTGTAGATGCTGGTAAATCAAATGCATACACATCTATAATAGCATCATCGGCAGGAGCAGAAGAAAATGTTACAGTTGTTGTTCTTGCATTTGATGTCTGTGATATTGTGTGCGATGTTTTTACTCCATTCACCAACACGTAAGTTTGTTTTGTCAAATGGAATGCAACATTAACATCAAACGCTGTGGTGGACCCATCTGCTTCAACTTGAAACTTGCCTAATAGGTCATCAGTTGATACACCAATTACAACAATTTTTATTATTGCATTTATTTCTGGTGCTGTTGTGAATGTAATAGTTTGTGCTTTATAATCCACAGTGTAATCAGTAGTTTGTGCTTTGAAGTGATCATTAATGAACACTCTGATTCCATCTAAAGCTTTTGGTTCTGGAATTGCAAATGATACTGTTGATCCATCACCATAATAATTTCTCTTTTGTATAATACTTGCTCCATCAGTTGACCTTGTAAACACTTTCATATCCATCGTGTCATACACTCCACCTGGTAGTACTTCTTCTGGTGCATGAGCTGAATACTCAGAAATAAATGCGTCACCTACAACATTGATATCTTCTGGCCGCATTCCTAAATTTGTTGTGAATGTTTTCGAGTCTACAACCAAATCCAAATCAGTTAATGTATCAGCATCGGCATTTGGATCATCAGTAGCTTTGTCATATGCTAACACATCAAAGTTTGCTTCATCGTATCCTTCACCAGCTTGGAATGTAGTGGAACGTAATCTGGTTCCTGGATATTCTAATCCAGTCATTAGTTGTGCGTATGCATTTATTGTGGTTGAACCATCTCCTATCAAACCAGGCATGTTAGTCGTTGGTTCATAGAACGCATGAATTCTGTCAGCCGCTGTCCATAGTGCTAAAGCTTGATAGCGATTTGCTGTTGACGAATCATTGTTATTTGTGGAGTCGTCTAGTAACACATCATCATCAAATTTTTCTCCGGATTTAAATGAATATATTGCACGGTATATTTCATTTTCATATCTGATGTTGTCGCCTTTAGCAAACACTGTGTCTCTAGTCCATGTTTTTATACCTGGTGAACCATCTGCAAGTGCATGGTTGCCTGCTACTCTATCAAACTTAATTGTTTCATTAAGTTTCCTTGTTTTGTTGTTTGTCAACACCGCACGTATTTTTGCTTCTTCCGTTACGCCTCCGCCACCGCCTGTCAAGGTAATTGTTGGGTTGGATGAATAACCTGTTCCTTGCGTAACAACTTGCACACTAACAATGGCTCCATTTTGAATACTTGCTTTTGCAACTGTGCCTGAACCGCCACCGCCTGATATTGTTATGTTAGGAGCAACTGTGTATCCTGCTCCACCTTTGTCTACAGCAATTTCAACAATTTTGTATTTGTAGTTGTCAGAGAAAAATTTGTGTGGATTGTTTTCATACACACTAAAGTAAGTTGAATCACCTGCTACAACTGTTGGAGTAACATATTTTCCTAGATCACTGTCCCAATATGTAGGATTATCAAAGTCAGTAAAGTCACCTTCCATTGTTTCTTTGATACCATATTTGCTGACGTCATCACGCACTTGTGTCTTGTATGGAAGTACTTCATCAAAGAAAGCATCCACCGAGTTTGAAACATCCAATTGGAATTCGGATTTGTTAGATATTGATTCTATTTCGTTTGTTTTTTTGATAAATGATGATTTGACAATCCAGTCTGCTCCAGGATCTTGAGCCAATGCAACTTTTATTGCAGTAAAGAATACTTCTGCCGCATCAAAGTCTGAACTCTCTTGGAATGAATTAATTGCTTGTAGGATATTTCTTAGTTCTTGAACTGCTTCTTCATCGAATGTTAAAGAGTCATATGCTTCGCCACCAAATCCTCTTGATGTGCCTGAGTAATCATACAAAGAAGCATCCAGTTGAATTGTGCCGTTGCCTATTCCTACAACATCATATCCACCTGCTGTTGTAACATATAATCTGAAAGCACCATTGTAAGATGATTTGACTTTAACAATTTGTCCTATTTCAGATGACAGTTCTTTCTTTGCCTTCTCGTCTGCTACAATGATGTCTGGCACTGTGAAAGATGAGTAACCACTAGCATAATAATCAGCATATGACCAATATCTGTTTGTGTCAAACTGTTGATTACGCTCTCTGATAAATTTATTGCCATCATAATTGTAAATTGCCCATCCTTGTACCAAAGAATCTGTTGTGACTAAAACTTTGCGACCGGATGCAAATGTTTCTGTATTGATGTAGTCTAAATCTATTTCAGTGTCAACTACTTGATCATACTCACCTAATAGTATGTTGGGTATAGGATCCGATGCAGTCATCAAACTTAAATCAACCTGTGTTGCATATGGTTGTAATATCAATCTCGAATTAATAAATTTGACAACAGTTTCTAGTGCGTTCAATCTATTTTTGAAGATTGATTGTCTAGGTCTATTCAATGTACCAAAACGCATATCTTCAGGGAATTCTAAGTCAGGCACTGTTCTGCCATTTACATCTACTCCAACTAATGAATCATGATATTTTTGTACAAGATCTTTTGGTAAAGAAACGTTTGGATCACCTTCTGATAATAACACATACTCTTCATGTGCTTGAATTGGATCAGTGTCTGTAGTGTTTTCAATATGAAAGGCAATATTTTTATTTGTCAGCACACTTGGTTGAATACTCAATAGTACTGCATTGGAGTCAATCACAGCACTATAATTTTCCGAATATGATTTCGGATCTTCAATTGTGCTGGCAATTTGTGCTGTAGAAATTGATCTGTTGTCAACTGCAGGCACTGTAGAAGATTTTTCTACCCAGTAAAAATATCTTTCAACAAATGTGTTTTTTACATCGTCAAACACATTCTGTGTAACAAAGTTTGTTTGTGCTGTGCCTGTGATTCCTTCTTGTTGGCCTTCGACTGTGGCTGATAATATATTATAATTTGTAGGAGTATAGATACTTCGTACCCATTCTTTTACTGATACATCACTTGCAGGGTGTACTTTCCCCCAGTTCAATAATCTTTGTTCTAATTCTCCTTGTTCATACCATAAAAATTTAAGTTGCTTCGTATCTAACCAAACTTCACCTACATGTTCATCATTCCAAGAATCATAATTTGCAGGGTCAAAAGGTGTTTTGTATCTAATGTTTTCTTCTATTTCAGCAAAAAATAAACCTTTGGCAGGATCTATTCGCGGCATGTCTATAATTTTTTGATTGTTCACTCGAGTGTACATGAATGTTTTCTCAATTGAATTTGGATTCATTAAATCGTCTTGTGTAATTGTTTCAGTCCAATAATCTGATGTGCTTGTTTTTGCATAGTAATACACTTCGCCTGCATCTGCTCTAGTAGAACTATCATTAGCAACCACTTCAACTCCAGGTGCTCCAACATAAACATTTTGACTGCTGACTGCTAATGCTTGTCCAAATGAATCATTTACTGTTGCTCCTGCATACGATAATGTCTCATTGTGCAAATATGATGTATCATATTTAGAGTATAATTGAACAGATCCTGTATCCAACACAGTGGCAGAGAAACTTGTACCTCCAGCATCAAATGTTGTTTCGTTCAATTCAGTAGAACCATCATCCATAAATTTATCAAATGTTGTTACTCTAGTATTATTTCCATTTGCTGAGTACACTGCTAAGTTGTTGCCGCTCAATGCAACAGTGGTTCCAAATTGTCCTTCAACTTCAGCAGGTTGTGACACAATCTTTTGTGCTTTTTGGTACTGTGAAATAACCACTGTGTCACCTAATGCTGGCGTAGATGAAAGTGTTACTGTATTAGTTGCTTCATCTACATGATAGGTTGTTGCTAGTGGTGATGATGAATCATCAAAGGCCCAGTTATTTGTGCCTGTGCTTACATATAATCTTGTGTATTTTTGAACTGTAAATGTTGGTACAAAAGCTGTTGTTGAACCATCACCAGTGTGTGTTGATGTTTGGTTGATATAATGATACACTGTACCTTGGTTTGGTTCAGTAACTGTCTCACGTGGACATCCAATTAATAAATCTGTTCCATCTGCACTCAATTGTATTGATGTACCAAATTTTGTATTTGCTTGAGCAGTGTCTTGCCTTAAGTTTTCTACTTCAATATATGTTGCCCCAGACTTTTTCCACACAAACACAATACCTTGATCTGCTAATGTGCTGTCGTCATATAGTTTTACTCCAACAGCAATCACAGAACCATCATTGGATATTTGTAATGTTTCACCAAATCTTGCTCCTACTTGCGATAGTGTGTTAGGTGTTAGAGTTTGCCAATGCTCGTATTGAGCCAATCCTGATGAATCCGACACACCTCTTTTGAATACATAAACTTGTCCTTGATCAGCAAGTGTTGAGTCATTTGGACCTCCTGGTGCACCAACTACTATCCATTCTCCATCACCTGATATGCCAACTGTTTCTCCAAAACGTTCTCCTGATTTAATGTTAGGCGAAACAAGGTTAGCCGATATAGCAAACTGTTTATTAGTGTCTTGCGTAATCACATTCACTGTGCCTTGTGCAGTTCTATTACCATCTGTAATTACTTTGTCAATAATTGATACTGATGATGAGTCATTAGCATTTAATGTGCTGTCATCAAAGTCAGTGCCACTGGTTACTTTTACGTAGAATATGTCTTGCGTTGTGCCCTCTTCGTAACGCATCACTGTACCAGTTGCTCCAGTGTCGCCACCTATTACATTTTGTCCCCTAGCAAATGATCTAGTGCTGTCTTGTGAAGGACCAGGTGCTGTCATTTTTACAATATCTTCAGTGTTTGGAGCACCTACTAAAACTATTCCACCATCATCGGAAATTGCCACTGATGTGCCAAATTCATCATCTCCAGCAGTATTTTTAATGCCAGGAACAATCTGTGTGTACATAGATATATCATCAGATGCTTTTGGTCTATTGTATATCAATATTCTTTCTGCACCTTTTGCCGTCACTGCAAGAAATTTTGTGTCTGTTGATAGTGCCAAGTTTGCACCAAATTCTTCATTATCATTTTTCTTGTCAGCAAGATCAGTGTTGATTCCTAGTGCATCTTCAAAAGTAAACACTCCTAGTGAATCACGTTGCCACACTTTCCAACTGCCGCCATTGGTTTCATATGCATTGTCCACATAAACATAATCCCCGGTTTGCCATCCTTTGATAGGTGTAATGTCCTGCAAATTATCAATGTCGGCAGTTCGAATAGTTTGAATTTTAGCAAGGTCTCCGTCCAGACTTGAACTATCTAGAGTACCTTCAAAAGTGATTGTAAATTTATATGCAGTGTCAGTAGAATCAAGAGGTAAAGATATTTCGTACACCCCGTCTGCTTGTGTTCCAAAGTTTAATATTGCAATAAAGTCACCGGCATTCAATCCATGTTGTTCAGTTGTAGTAAATTGCACTTTATTGTCAAATTGGGTGTAAGACAAAATTGAATTGTTAGTTAAATTTACACGTCTAACATCCCAATCTCCTGTAGGTGTGTTTGCAATCCAAATTGTGGTTCCTTCTTTGAACGTTTCAACATCAAGTGTAGTCATGTCAGTGGTATTCCACACTGTGAAGTCTACTTGCTCAACTTGAGGGTATCCTGCTGTACCCATTTTGAATATATTACTAGGATAATTTGAACTGTCATATGAGTAAGCAGTAAATTTTTCTGCTGGAATTTCATAAGGACGTTTATTGAATTCATTATTAGCAACATTCAACACCACACCAGTATCATCTTTACTTGCATCTGTGATCTGATATACATGCTGAAGCTCTGTGTGATTTTCACCGCTTACTGGCCATGCGTATTGATTTTTTGTTCTGTGTCCACCATATTCTCCAATCCTTATCATCCAATCCTCAAACAGAGAGAATGTTGCGTTTTGACCAAATTGTGTAGGCAATGTAATTTTATCTATAATTTGATTTGTGCCTTTGTCTCGAATAAATCCTTGATACAATTTATATTGTGTTGCTTCTTCAAACCCCAAATTTACTAGATAATCACGTTTTTGATATCCTATCAAGTGCTGTGCATATTTTTGTTGTTCAGCATCAAAATTTTCTGTATCCAAAGAATAAAAATCTCTAAACGATTCGGCCTTGTTATCTAAGTTATTGATTATGTCAGGAACAGGAGTAGTCTTAATTGCAAATTGTAAAGCATCAAAATTATTTGTAGATGTATGACTATTTTTTGCAACATAAGTGTTTCCTTGATACGTTACTACGTCACCAATTTTATAATCTTTGTATTGTTCCCAATCCGATATTTGTGCTCTGTCAATAATAAAACCAGGTGAATATAAATCTCCTTGCCAGTCTGCTGTTTTGAATCCTACTAATTTTAATCTTTCTTGTCTTGCACCTAGTTCAATATCATAAATGACATCTTTGAACGATGTCAAATTATCAAGCACTAATAAATGTTCTTTTTGCACTGTACGGATATCAGCATTGTAGATTCCATCTTCGTTAGGATTAGTGCCAATTACTAATTGTCCATCTGCTCTGCTTACTCTTAAATTTTTAGGAATAATAGGCAATCCATCTTGTTGTAATACAGTGTAAAATCTATCACCTTGTACTAGATCGTCACCTATCGATGCAGGTCTTACATGTGTCAATTGTGAACTAGCAGGTGATACAGACAAGACCGAACCGTTTGACCAGTTCTGTGTAGTCCAAAATAAAATTTCTTTGACTGACAAATCCCAATCCATTGTTAATTCTAAATCAGTTGAATATTCATCAAATACAAATCCTATACTTTGCAAATATTGATCGTATCCGTACACAAAATTTGCAAGATCTTGCACACTGGTGTATTCTGTACCATATGGCACTGTGGTAATGTTTGTGTGATAGTTAGAAAATTTCTTTACACTGACTCCGCCTTTGAGTGGTAGCACTGGTCCTATTTCTGACCAATTGCTTTCTTCGAAAGTATCTCCAGATGCTACGGCATTCAATGCTCTGTAAAATATTCCCGCATTTCTTACGATCCATCCTTTTGCATAAGAACCTCCAGGTTGCCATTCTGAAAATGAGTCAGTGGTCTGTCCTACTGCAATAACACTGGCATCACGTGTGGTGATAGGAGCATTAATTTTGAATGCACGATTAAAGTTTGAATATCCACTTACCTTGTATCCGTTTGTTGATTTTTCAACAATTACACCTGAATAGTTAGACACAGAAGTTGGAGCAGATTTATGTAATATCAAATTGTAGTTTTCTTTTGGAGTAAACACTGATTGGTTTGACGACAAAGGAGAAGATGAAGAAAGTTTAACTTCTAAATTTTGTTTGTTGGAATATCCTGCTAGTTTGTAAACCAACTGTACACTTAGATTTTGTAATCTTACTTCTAGTGCTGTGCTAGTTAACCCTTGTGATTTTACATAATCGTAAATTACATTAATATAACCTGCAGTTTGGGCCGTTGATGGAAGCACATAATTTGATGGCGACTGTCTGTATTGATTGTTGTAAATGTTTTGTCCAACTGCATTTGTAGTATTCCTTGATATGTCAAAAAATACTCCTGCATACTTTACAGGGTGTGCTAAAAATTTTGCTATTTGTTCAGCAAATCTCCATGATGACGATGAACGCCATGCCCATTCAGCTGGTCCCATATCACCATATGACCATTTGCGTGATAGGTTGAGAGAGTTGATAGTATCGTCGGTCAACAATCCAGCATTAGGTGGAGCAACTAAGTCTCCATTTTCGCTTACAGGGATTACAGAATACACATCGGAACGTTTGTATTTGTTATATGTACCTTTTCTGTCACCAAGTGCTATTGTGCCTCTTGCTACATCGTTCCATAAAACATTGTTGCCTCTTGTGTATGGTGCTGGTCCATATCTATCATCCCACCAACTAGGTTTTGCTCCAAAGCCAAACATTTCCCATGGAGTAGAGTGTGGAGAAACAGTATCAAAATATTCCAAATACACACCACGCCAATGTCCAGGTAATGGATCACTGTCTGTTGTTCTGTTGATTGTTTTTGAATAGTCTGAATAGTTCCATGTGAATGGTTCACCATTTTGGTAAACATCGTTGGACACATAGTCTATCCCGTTTGTACCAGTCCAATAATAAAAATCACGTGCATATGCATTGATTACTTCTGTACGAGTGTAAGAATTAGTTTTGAATCTACCATAAGAAAATTCAATTGCTTCAGGATTATGAGTAATTTTTATATTGTTGTATATTCTTTTTTCAAACTCTAATAAGATATCATCTCTAAAGTCACCAAATCCAATAGTTCTGCTTCCATCATGTCCTTTGATAGTTAATAATCCACCTGTTGACGAATCTTCATTAAGATAGATATCATCATGTTCTAGAGTTGGTTCGTATGCTGGAGCTAGTCCTAGTTTACTAGGTGTCGCAGGTACAAAAGATCCATTTGTTGTGTCATGCTCATCTACAGTGATTTTATCATCAGTTGCTAGAGCAGATTTAATTTCAAAACCTATAAAGTTTGCAGAATCGTCAAGGCCAATAAATTCATAATCACGCCCATGTACCAATTGTGTGCCATTGACATATATGTAAAGTGCTTTTTGAGATAATGCAGTAAGATCAAATGCAGATGTAATAGGATATAAAGTGACTGCAGGATCAACCACTGTGTATGACAATATTGTCTTGTCGCCACCATATGCAATCATGTCTGAATCATAATAAGCAAAACTAGAATTTTTGTTTGCATTAATTTCATCTAAAATAATATCAAGATTTTTTGATGCAGATTCTGTCATTACAAGTGTTTCTGCTTTTCTCAAAATGTTAGCTTTGAATTGTTCGTAATCTACACCTGTCTTTCTCCAGGATTCTACAATATTGACTGTGTCATCACGTAAGAATAAAGAAGCCAAAGGCATACTGCCTTCATGTTGTACAATTTTCGTTCCACGTTGAATTATTTCTTTTATGTCACGTGAATTATTTGCTCCGACTATGGTTCCTGTTAATGCATCTACTTCTTCTAAAGCAGAATACCAATGTTTTGCATAATCGCCTATTGTTAATGTGCCAACACTTTCATTCAATGGATTATTTTGTGCCGCAGGTGCAACTTCATAATATCCATTCAAAGTTCTGATACCAACTGTCGAATGTGATTTGATTGTTACTATGTCATCTTGTGTAGATACTGTATCTAATTTTACAAACAATTTGTCTTGCACACCTGCCACTGTGGTATATGCTGTTGTTTTTATTCCATTTACAAACACTAATAATGTTAGATCAGTAAGCGAGTTTGGATTCTGATAAGATTCTACTTCAAATTGATTTTGATCCGCAGTAGCAACATATTGTTCTACCACTCGTTGTTTGCCGTCTGCTTTGGTAATTCTGTAATTTGTAACTAATTCTTGTTCCCCAAATTGATTTGTTTTCCTTAGATAATATGATTTTATGTTTTCAGATACTGGAGCTGTACCTTGCACATAAGTGATAGTGTCTGTGTTGAAAGTGTCATTCACTTGCATGTCACTCAACAATCCTAATCGTGAATATATCACATTTGTACCATACACAGTGTCAGGTGTACCTTGCGAATCATCAGTGTTGATTTCAAACACAGTGGATCCTACAAAGTCTGTAGAAATAAATGTATCTAAATTAGATAATGATATTTGTGCATCTGTAAACACATCAAATAAAGGTTTTTGTTGCACACTTGTCTTTTGTTGTGATTTGGTCCATTTGTAATCAGCTGATGAATAATGATAAGATATTCCTTGATTATTACCACGTGTGCCTACGACAGAGGTTCCATCTGCTATCGCTGTAGAATCATCTACAATTTGTAAATGTAGTCTACTAGGATTGCCTGCAGTGGAATCTCCTAATTCATAAAATTTAACCTGGAAAATTTTATTTTTCTGCTGTTCATCTTGTGTAAACACAACTAGATCATTCTCACGCAACACAGTGCCATCTGAAATAAATCCTAAAGTTCCACTTACAAGTGACAGAGCATCAGTGACCTGCGTGTCAACAACATCAACTAGTCTATGAGTATATCCATGATTGTATAAATTCAAACCTGCTTCAAATTCTATGATAGGTCTCTTTGCTCTTTGATTTTCTGAAATTGGAATAGCATAGTTATTTTTTGAGTTGCAAAGTGCGATTACATCTTTGTGGAACCATCTGTTTGATCTTGACCAAGCATTTCTGTCACGTGCTGATCTGTTTATGGTCCAATAATCAACAGCAACCAATTGACCGGTTGAATTATCCCAGCCTCCTGTATCAAATCCTTCAGTGCCAGCTGCATCGAAAATTGCACCTATTTCTTCTGCCCATGTGCCATATGTTCTAATTTCACTTTCCAGTGTCAGTGTAGTTGATGTGCCTACACCTTCTACATAATAAGTTTTGTTTTTATATGTTTCTGTTACGTCATTACCTATTCTGATAGGCAATCCGTTTGTCAACTTCAACCCAGTGTAATCCGTAAATGATGTTGTACCTATTAAATTTTCTTCAGGATCAAAATCTTCATCATCAAGATCTCTAATAATAATTCTACCTTTCATTCCGGTATGATTCTGACAATGATAAAAAATTATTGTAGGATATTGTGTGCTTGAATCACTTGCTGGAACATTCAATGTGACTGTACCATTGTCTGCCCCATTGTTTTCAACCATAGGTTCTTCCAACTTGTCTTGAGTACCAGTACCGTACTGTGACTTAATTAAAAATGGATGCCCTGATGCAGCTACATTAAATTTGTATGTGTTGCCTTTGTACACAATAATATCAGGGTTGTTTGCAGTCTTGTGACTGAACACATATGCACCACTGTAATTATTTTTTACATCAAATTCAATAGTTGCCCCAGGTGTGCCTGGTTGCAATACAATTGGTGACAATCCTTGTGCTATCCAAAAGTATTCTCTATAGTTTACAAATTTGTCATGGTCAATAGGTGGAGCATAAGAGTATGTTTGATTTGATAACAATCTGTCGTGTTTAATTTTTGAACCACCTTGTGCTTCAATATCGTTGATTACATCAATGTAAGGAGCCGCAAAATCAACATCTATTCCATTAGATTTGTAAAGTGTTGCTGGCTCTAACTGATAATTGGTTCTGTCATCAGTAAGTTCTGGCACATACCCATCCGTTGCCTTGTAGGAAGGAATTGTTGTATGACCTATGTAAGATGATAACTTCTGTGTTTTGGTAGGCTCAATTAACTGATCCAAAGTGGCTGTTAAAAAGTCTTTGTTTTTATTGGTTTGGAAGACTTCAGGTAACAGAGTTTGCGATTTGCGTGTGCTCTTACCCATCTTAATAATATCCTGAGCCTGATGATCCTGATGTGATGGTTGAATTCACCGATGTAGTAGCAGTTGCACTTGCACCTGTGACAGCCGCTCCGGTAGTTGATGATACCACAGTGCCTGTTGATTTAAGTTGTTCTGCTGTGTTAGATGATATTATCTGAACATTATCAACTGTGGCAGATGAAATAGGCAATTGATGGCCATCCACAGTAATTTCAAACAATGATCCAAATGAAGTTGTTGCACTTGCTGGTACAATCACAATACTCAACACATCTGGTGCCAATACATTGTGCAAGTATGCCGCTAATTCTGTAAAGTAAAATGTGTCGCCGAAATCCCATAAAGCCAAAGTGAAATAATCATTGATTGCTTCGATCAAATTAGACTTGATTTGATTATCTGACACTGCTGTTGCTTTATTTTTTACAACTTTAAATGTTGCCTGCAGAGATGTTTCAGCTCCTTTACCAAACAACAGCACATACTCTCCTGGATTAAAAACTATTGTGTCACTTACACTTTTTAATTGATTCAGCGTTGGCAAATATGTGTCATTTAATTCTGCCACAGTTGGTGGTTGAGGCTCGGCTGTCAATTGATTTGCATTTAACCAAGCACGGAAATCTATATCATATGATTTTGTCATCACATAACAGTCTATAATGTTACTCACTGATGGATCTAATCGTCTGTCTCTAGGAGCACCATGATTGTATCTGTAAATCAAACTTTGTCTGCCCAGTTTAGCAGTGTATCCTGTCAGTTCCTCTAACAGTTTTGTAGTTGAATTGTATGTCTTGAATTCGTCGTCTTGATAAAAATAAAATTTTTGTCCATCTGCATAAATGGCAGGATTAGTGATATCAGTTTCTTTTGGCACTGTGACAAACTCTGTATTGTTAATTGGATTCAATTGCTCAAATCCGTTTACTGTCACAGTTTGAAAGAATACGTATTTTTCATTAATGTCTGTTGTGGGCGAAACAATAAGAGCAAATAAATCAGGATTGTCTACCACTCCATCATCATCACCGTCAAATAATCCTATTTGTATTTTGCGTGTATCGGAATATCCATCTGCACCAACAATATTTTTTACAATCTGCCATTTATAATCAAATGTCAAATTTGATACAAAATCAGGTTTTGTGTTGGATTTCAAAATGGTGACTGAATCTTTTACAACCAAGCCTGTTTCAGGATCAATTGCTTTTACTGACTCATCGAAATAAAATTTATTTCTTGAAAAACTTTGGAATATGTATTGTGTTGCTCTGTTGAATACTGTGTACGTCAATCCATTGGTAGAAAATCTTATCAACCAAGATGCATCTAAACTTGCACTTGTTTTGTTTTCCGCAAAGGATAAATCAAAATCTCCAGTGTTCAAGTTGTCATCATCAATTACATACCATGCTCTGGTTGTGTTGTTGTATCCTAGTCCAAAGTTTTTGAATGCAACTACTTTGTCTATGATAGCAGTTTCTAATGTTGTAGAGATACTGTCTACATACTTAGGAATAATTTCTTTAAGTTCTGCATCAGTAGGAATAAGATCCGATAACACAATAGGCCCAGTACCATCAGCTAGTTCTCCTTGTCCGCCATTGGACCCATCACCCTCAACACTGATAGTTTTTGTCCACATTATTTCAGCACTGCCAGGATGGCCAGGCGCACCAGACATCTGTGTGCCTAGTTCAGTCATAAAGTGACTGCCAGATGTTGGCTCAAACTTTAACAATGCACCTTCTGTCACATATTGCAGATTAGACACACTAGATGTGCCAACTGCTAATACACTCGAATCTGCCCCTTCTGCAAGGAAGTAACCTGTGACTTGATTCCCAGTCTGTGTCGATTTTTTCCAAGTTTTAAGTCCAGAAATTTGTGGTCTCGGAAAATTATCATAATAAAATTGTTTGAGTGAACTGGATTCAAATATGTTTGCAACAGAACTAGTAATAACTTTTCTTGCATCATCCCTTGTTGTGAATGAAAAATCAAATGATTCAGTAACAATGTCTCTGTACACCATTCCATCATCAGCCACTATATCAGTTTCTGAGTAAACTCCTGTTGGATCTGTAACATCTAAAAATCTTGAAGTACCACTTATAGCTCTCACTTGTGATCTTGCTTTTGCCAATGAAGGATTTTGTGTCAAAGGAATAATTTGATAATCTTCTGGAGTAATCATCCTGTTGTTGGCATAATACACTTGAGGAGCTTGTGTTTTGATGTCCACTATGCTTTGAGACTGAGCCGCATTAGTCACTGTGCTTGTGAGTGATGCTGTCACGGTTAATGTGTTGATTTGATTATTGCGTGACACATACTCGACATCAAATGAAATATTTTGCATGTCTCCTGTTTGAATTCTATATGTCAGTCCGTTACTTTGTCTGTAAAACACACGGAAGTTTCCTACAGGCATTGTTCCATATGTGCCATCTGAAAATACAAGATCAATTTGATCATTTGTTTTTGTAACCACAGCATACTGGTTAGTAATATTGTTGGCCAATGTGTTGTATATCACATTGTTGCCTGTGATAGCAGGCACTTTGGTCCATGCTTGTTCTAACAATCCGTTTTGGTCTAGTTTGAACAAGAATACATCATCGTTATTGATTCCGTTTTCTTCAACAGTCACAATAGTGTTTGGAAGTTGTGAATCGATAGTAAAGTCTGTGCTGTTCATTTCTCCTTGTTTGAATGTGAAGAAATAACCAGTTGAATTAGAACTAAATCCTCTTCCATCATTTTTGTACAAGAAAGAAAGTGAATTGCCTGGCACTGGATTTTCTTCTATAACAAATCCATCGTCTAATGCAACAGGCACAATTTCAAAATCCATTGCTATTCCGTTGATGTTGCGAGAAAATGATTGTGTTGGCAATCCAATATTACTAGAGTTTAATCTGTATTGATCTGTTGTTATTCCACCAACAGTTCCTGTTGATTGTGGTTTTCCAACTGTTTGTGCTCTTGGAAGAGCAGAGTTAAGCACAGCATTAAATTGTTCCTGCCAATTTGTGTTTGTAACATCATTCCAAAGTATCGGAGTGTTTGCTAAATCGTTTCCATTTGCATCTAACACAGTCTCAGTGGTTGTGATCGAGGTAACTTTTAGTTGTCCTGATCCAGAAATATTTCTTTTGGGTTGAAATGATATGAGTCTTGCTAATCTTAACACTGACTCTTTACGTTCAGCAAGATCAATAAAGTTTTCTCTAGCATTTAGATCAACTCTGTATGAAATAGATTGTGCCACATAAGAAATCAAATCAATCAGTGCAAGATATTCTGATGATTCGATGTAGTCATTGAACGACTCTGAATAGTTTAATCTAAGGTAATCAATCAGTGTTCGTCTTATGGTATCAAAATCATAAGATTTAAAGTCCGCTTGTGAAAACGTTCTGTATATTCTCTGCCAAGTGTCATTTACAAGTAGAGAGTTCTGTCTATCATTAGATGGCATAATAATATTTATAGTTTTTAAAAAGTGCTGAGTTTATGATTAGGCCGCAGTGTAAACTTCTGAAGGACCAGCCAATAATCCTTGCTGTGAGTCGAATAACAAGTCCATAGATTCACCTAATCCGTATCCAGTGTACACAACTGACACTTTTACTTGTAGTCCTTGTTCGTAATCGTTAACTTCTATGCTGTCCATTTCAACACGTGGATCATAGTTTACAATCGCTTCAACTTCCTCAATCACAGCGTTTCTGGTTTCATCATCCAACGGATCCATCAAATATAACCAAATATTTGTACCAAAGTCTGGATTTTCCAGTTTTTCGCCCTTTAATATATTGAAATGATTGAGTAAATCTTGTTTAACTAATTCTATATCATATAGTTTAGTGTCAGCAAAGTCTCTGCCAACAGAACTGTGTCCTCGAAATATTCTTGTGTTAGACACACCTTGTGTGGTTGAATTTACTTCATTGAAGTTTTTTACTGCCATAAAACTATTTTACAATAGCCGAACCATCACATTGAACGCAATCGCATTTGTAACATCTATCGGCATCTGTACCCTCAGCGGACATGGCAAACTCTTTCATTACAGGAGATTCACCAGTGCAGTGTGACGGTGTATTGCATTTTTTACATATATCTTGATCAGCCATACTATTACTTATCCTACAAACACATCACTGGAACCTGTGGCAGCCTCGCCACACACTGACGCAACATCGCCAGCATTACACACTGCTTTGCCGCCAACAAATACTGCATTGGACCCGGCCACTATGGTCTGTTCTAAGTGTGGAGCAAGTCCATGTGCGGCCACTGTATCACCATTCACAATTATTTCTTCGCCATTAGCTATTACTGTGGTCTGTGATGGAACTAAATCACCACCTGCCGCATCGTTGTCTCTGCATACTCCCGGCATTACACACCTCTCCTTGCTTGAGCATCTTCATTGTCAGGTGTTTCTGTAAATCTTTCGTCTGTAAGTTCTCTGTCTGTGAACAATATTCCCGACTTGTCTACTGACACAATATTATTGAATACAACTTTTCTTTTGTTTTCATGTTCAGCATAAGGTTCTGCTGTTGGCACACGTTTCATAATAGATTGTCTTTTAATTTCTTTTACTGTTTTGTCTATACTTTCTGGCACAATTACATTTTCAAATGTGCTTAATTGTTGAACACGTTCTCCTTCATCACCAACAACATTTTCTACCACAATGTTTGCTCCAACCACACCAGATACAACTTTGCCTGAAGTGTTAAAATGTATTTCACTTGCTGTGTTTACCAAATGATCATTGGCGGCAAAAATTTTGTTGTCATTTGCAACCTCTAGTACATTATCATTACCAACATAACTTTTACTGTCATTTCCTATGAAAGTGTTGAAATTATTTTTTACTCTCAGCTGTAGTGTACCAGTGCCGGAACTATCACTGGCTGAAGCACTGCCTACTTCAATTTCTGCAAAATTTTGTGCATACAAAGAAAAATCATCTCTAGTTTGCAATCGCATGTTTTTTTGTGCTTCAAATATCATTTGTTCTTCTGATTTAACAGCAACATCTTTTTGTGCCAGCATCTCAATATCTTCGTTGGCATCAATGTGTATTCTACCTGTCACAATGTCTTCATTTGAATTTATAAATTGATCTGTTTTGTTTTGCCCTGTGGCTTTCATGTTGATGTTTCTGGCCGCTTCTATATTAATATCACGTTCTGCTCTAAGATTGAAATCACCAATGGTATGCACACTGAAAGACTCATCTGCATACATGTCTATTTTGCCATCTTCTGACAGTTCTACCCATGCTGTGCCTGTGCTGTTTATGATGTACACAGTGTTTTCTGAATCATGCAACAATACTTGAGCACCTTTGCGTGTTCTAAATCTTATCAATTCATTTTCGATAGGTGTTTTTCCTTGTACACTAGGAGTACCATCATCCATTACAAACGAATGTCCACCCAATCTTGAGTGTGCAAATTTTTCTCCTATTTTTCCATGTCTGTTTACAGAGTCTGTGTTAGGAGCCGCAAACTGCCCTTCGAAGTCTATAGGACCCGGTGTGCTGATGCCAAACACTTGTGAAGGTGTTTCACGTCTCGCTGACGAACTGGTGATGCCTCTTATTTTGTCTTTGATCAATCCTTGTGCCAACAATGACTCTGCCAAGGGTGTGTGCACCGGTCTATATTTTGCACTGTTATCGGTAGCATAATCTGTGTTGATGCCTACAGCATCGTCTGTAATTTTTCTGTTTGGTTCTGCCACAGGTAAATCTTCAATGCCTAATCCACCAAATCGTTTTTGTGCATCGCCTCCTCCAGGACCGCCTCCACCTTCTTCAATACTGCGTGGCGATGATGCTAATCCTGGCACCATGTGGTTGATCTGCATGTCTGGCACACAACCTATCCAAAACCCTTCATTGACATTTCCATTGGCAAACATCACAAGCACCTGTGTACCTATATCTGGCGGCACTGCCCAAAAACCATATGACTTTTGTGTAGCATGAAAGTCTCCACTGTTGGTACCTCTTGCATCACGCACAGGAGTTTGGCCAGCAAAGGGTGAACAGTATCTCACTGTGTATGTGACGTCAGCTACAGCTCTATCAGGAACGTCTTTGTGTGTTTGTAAGGCAGGGATAGAAACTTCCAATCGGCCGGATCTGTTTACATCAGCAGAGTTCATTACTGTGCCTATGTATACACCCATTGAAGGTGACATTGGATTGAACTCTCTTTTATGCTGTGGCATCTATAATCCTAATCCTTGATTTAATCTACGTAATACCTTATTGTTTTTTCTCTTTTTATTATTATTAGCTATCTTGTCTATGGATACGTAACCGTTTGGTCCTCTATTGTTTTTGTTTTTGTAACTTACATTTCTAGTAGATCTGCCTAGTGCATCGTCATTAAAGGATCCACCTTGTAGATTCAAACTGTTTGAAAGTCCTCTTGTAGCAGGAGCATTACCTGAGCCAGCAAATGGTGCGATTCCTTTTGCTGGGGAAATATATTTCTTATCATTTTCTTGTTCTCTGAATCTTGTCATTGTAATTGTTTGTTGGAAAACACCACCTTCAAAATTAGACTCACATAATATTACTCTAAATTTTCCTTGGAAAAAAGCAGACAAATTAAGTCTCATCAATCCTGTGTCGTCATTAATATCAGAAGGATATCTTGCATTCAATTGTACTACAATATTATTTGCATCTGGAGATACAGACCCGTCTGGTTCTGTTTGTCCATCCGATGTCATTTGATTGTTGCCAGGATTAAGTGTTTTTTGTTCAATCCAGTAAGGATCTCCTAATATTGTGAGATCCACAACAATTAAATCTGCGGCAGGATCTTCTAAAATTTGTCTGAATACATCTGCCATTTCTCTATTGGCCGCAGGAGCATCTGGATTTGCAGTGTCAGTAGATTCTTGTGCTGTTGGCACTTTTGCCGCTGATGTTCCACCTTTGCCTAAAGAATTATCATCAAAACTTGGACCTTGATTAGATGTGCTTTCTTCCTCTAAATTATCGTCATCGTTTTTAAGTTTATTTTGCATGGCATCATAGTATCTGCCTGGTTGGAAATAAGCAAACTGATATTTTATATCTAGATTAAGCACATCTTTGTTTTCGCCTGTGTAGATATAATTGTAAGTTCTAACTGGCGATACATCGCTTGACTCTACTGCAATCTTTTGTTGTCTAAGTGAATAGCTAAATTTGTATTGCGGCTCGCCTAATCCGTTATCCAAATCTATTATTTCTGTGCTAGGCATTATTTTGATTGTGCTATAAATTTCATCTGTTGAATCATTCGAAGCATCAAACTGATTCAATATAAATTTAGAATTTTGTACTACATGAGTAAGATACTCCACAATAGATGTTCCTTTTTGAGCTGTGACTTTACGTGAAGCAGAATCACCGCCCCCTGGACCACCTGCAGGAGATGTGTTAATTGCCTGATTTGCCGATGCTCCGGGATCACCAAATCCTAATTTAGATTTTATTATGTCTGCAGAGGATCCTTCGATATCAAATTCATACAAGTGAGGTTTGACAACAACTTTGTCATCATCCTTTTTTACTTTATAATTTTCATTTAATCCAACAAAGAAATTTTGCACTAAAGTTTGTACATCGGTTCCAGTATGAATTACGGATTCATTTAGTTTGTCATATGCTGTTAGTTGCTGTATATAGTTGTAAGGCGCGGCCTGTATGTTGTATCTTCCGCCTCCTTCATCAATATCCAAATCAACTTTAAACAGCCTACAAGGAATATATCTTGTAGTTCCGGAAATTTTACGTGGCACACCATTGTCATCATTACCGACAAATTCAATTTTTAACACATACACTGCGGATAAATGATTTTCATATCCTTGTTGCATCGCGGCTTGTATAAGAGCAGGGATCAAATCAACTCCTAATGGTTCTGTTATGTCAAAAAATACTTGGTATGCATTAGTGGCAAAAGCACTAGGGGTAGGAGCAACAGTGCTCCTTACTGTTAATCTTTCAATATAATAATCATATGATAATGGGCCTGTGCCTTGTCTTCCTTTACCGCCTGTCTTGGCAATAACAACTCCTGGATTTCTTCTGTATGACCCACTGTTGAATTGTTGTTTCGACACACAACTTAAGGTAATAACATAATTCATTGTTTCGAAATCCAACAAAGGATTGCCCCTAGCACCCATGTATCTCCGCGAGGCCA